AAGAAAATCTTCCAGCTTTCAGATAAGAAGACTCAGAAGGATAAAGACGGAAAGGTGGTTCCGGGTGTCTGGACCGTTCTCGATTTCTGCTCTCAAACGTGCGCCCTGGAACCAGGCTAAGCAGACTCAGGAGAAGAAAAAGTCCAAAGCAGGACTAAGCAAGCCTGCTCTAATTAAGGAATTAGACAAGTGGTTCAGCTATTACGTACGTCTCAAGTATTCTGACAAGAACGGATATTGCAGATGTATATCTTGCGGCAAGATTTTCTTCTGGAAAGATATTCAAAATGGACACTATATGTCACGACGATATATGTCTACCCGGTTTGCAGAAGACAACTGCCGACCGCAGTGTGTTTCTTGCAATATATTTAATCAGGGTAATATTCAGATGTACCGCAGGGCGCTTGTCCGCTCTATCGGTGAGCAGCGTGTTGACCTGATAGAAGTACGGGCAAGACAGGAAAGCAGAAACTGGTCTTTGTTCGAGCTAAAGCAAATGATTGCTTATTACAAAAAAGAAGTCGATAGGCTTTTATTAGAGAGAAGCCTTTCACTATAAGACTGCAATTAGTGGTTGTTATTCATTTTTTATTATCTGTTTGTTTCCCACTTGGTGACAGCTGGCACTGGATAGTCCTCCTGCTCACCTTGTGGGATTTTATTCAAAAGAATATGCAACAATATTTACTTGATCTTATTCGCAGTATGATGCAAGATGAGCATCATGTTCCTCGCGGTGTTCTTTACGCTCAGCTAAGGACAGCCGTACAAAGAGACCTTTCCGAAAATCTAAACCATCTTCTTGAGAAGAATAGGATAGAAATTTCAAAGACTGTCAACGACATTTTAATTACATTAAAATAATATGAAAACAATACGATTTGAAAAAGTCACTCTGTTAAACTTCTGCGGAATTGATAACGCAGAGATAGAGTTCTATCACAACATCACTACCATTTGTGGGCGCAATGGTATTGGTAAGTCGACAATCTTCAATGCCATCTACTACGTACTTTTCGGTGCTGACCAGTTTAGCAATGCGCTCGACATCAAGACCTACGACTCCAACCATCAAATCATCCGTGAGATTCCGCATGAGGCTTCGCTTACTATCAGCGTAGATGGCGAGGAGACAACCTTCAAGCGCACGCTTACCGATTTATGGAAGGGTGAGCAGGTCAAGAATACTTACAAGTATTTCATTGATGGCGAAGTGGTGACAGCTGGCGACTACCGCAAGGCGATTGAAAATATCTGCCCGGAGAAGACATTTCGGCTATGCTCATCTGCCACGGCCTTCACTTCTATGTCATGGCAGGAACAGCGCAAGTTCCTTCAGTCCCTTGTACCGGAAGTCACTCAGGAAGACATTACGCAAGGCGATACGAGATACAACTTCATTACCGAGGAATTGAAGAAACGAGAACTCGAAGCTTTCATCCATCACCTCAAGTACACACGTAAGGAGGTACAGGATAATCTTGACAAGGTCCCTGTCCGTCTCGCAGAACTCAATAACGCACTTCCTCAGGCAGAAGACTGGGAAAAGCTGGCCGCAGAGATTGACGAGGCGAAGAAGAGCCTCAAGGGGGTTAGCGAAAAGATTAATCTTGCACAGAATGGCGCAACAGACTCCGTGCGCAATGAGGGACTTCGTCGTCGCATAGAGTTCACACGAAAGCGCATTGACGAAATGACCACTTCTGCACGAAACCTTGCCAATGAAGAGGCGACAAAGCACGAGTCGGATTTGATTTCTGCCAGAGCCGCATCCTCAGCAGCTACCCGAATGGTCGATGAGTTGAAGCAGAAGATGGAAGGACTCACTAACACCGAAATCCAGGCCAACAAACATAAGGAAGAGTGCGAGGCTGAGGTTAGTAAACTCAACGAGCGCTCCACGTTAATCTCTCAGATGAAATGGGAGTGGGACGATGCCGACTCTATGTGCCCACATTGCGGACAACCTCTGCCTCTTGATAGGGTGGCAGAATTAAAACAGCAGTCTCACGACAGGTTTAATGAGGACGTATCCAACAGACAGAAAGAACTGCAAAAGGAGTTTGGCGACCTGCAGCAGCGTTATACCGACATCAAGAAACTCATCGAGAACACTAATGAGGAACGCCGCTCTACCACCAACCAACTCACAGAAGCTCAGAAAGCGAAGAAACAGGCTGACATACATCTCAAATCTGTACTGTCCGAAAATGTGCGCACGTCAGACGATTTCCTTGCAGCCAACGAGAACTACAGGCAGGCGTCCGAGGAACTACAGTCGCTTACCGAGGAACTCAACAAGCCATCAGATTCTACGAAAGACATTTCTCAACTTCTCGTTGATCTGAAGAAACAGCAGTTAGAGGCACAGCAGACTGTTGATAGTCTTTCTTCTCGTCTTGCAGCAAAAGAGACCTATGACCACATCTCCACCCTCATTTCTAATGCACAGGGCGACAAGGCGAAGTTCCAGGGCCAGCTCGATGATATCGACCAGAAACTTGACATCGCTAATGATTATCAGCAGAAAGCCTGCCAACTCCTCGAAGAACGTGTCAACGAGCATTTTTCCTACGTTCAGTTCTCGCTATTCAAGACAACACTCGATGGCGAACGAAAGCAGGCTTGCGAATGTTATCACGATGGCGTACCTTACAGCAGCCTCAATACAGCAGCTAAGGCTAATGCCGGCATTGACATTGCCTACACAGTAGCCGAGAAGTTTGATCTCTCTGTCCCTATCATCCTGGATGAGTGCGAGAGCAACCTTTCTCCTATCTATCGTGGAGGACAGCAGATACGCCTCTGTGTCACTCCATCACCAAACTTTGAATACGTATTCTCTGATGGAGATTAAGACGAAATACAACATAGGTGATGCTGTCTATATCCTTGACGGATACAAGATTGTCCGTGCCAACATCTCCTGCATCAAGTTTGAGCAACACGGCACGGCAAAGCCTTGCATCACCTATCACTTTCCAATCTTTCCAATGCGGAAAGAATTGGAATGTTTTAAAACAAAAGAAGAATTAATCAAATTTCTAAATAAATAAAAATTATGGCAGGAATGACAGGAACAGCATTAGAAAAGCAGCCTTCAACTAAGGCGGTAGCGGTAAAGTCCTTTCAGGACGTGATGAACAACAATTATTATCAGTCTCTTTTACAGAATACCCTGCGTGAGAACAAAGGAACATTCTGCACAAGCCTGATGGAACTCTTCTCCTCTGATGAGAAGTTAATGCAGTGCAAGCCTACCGACCTTATGGCAGAGGCGCTAAAAGCAGCATCTCTCCATCTTCCACTCAACAAGCAGCTGGGGCAGTGTTACATTCTTCCTTTCAAGAACAAAGGTATAATGACCCCTACACTTGTCGTAGGAACGAGAGGTTATCTCCAGTTGGCAATGCGAACGGGCAAATATGAAACTATCAACTCTGATGTAGTGTACGAGGGTGAGCTGACAGGCTACGATAAGGTTACAGGCCGATTAGACCTATCCGGTGTCCGTTCATCAAACGTTCCAGTCGGCTATTTCGCTTACTTCCGCATGAAGAACGGATTGTCTAAGCTTCTTTACATGACGCTCGATGAGGTCTGCATATATGCGAAGCAGTACAGCCCGACTGTCAAGTTCAGCGACAAAACAACAGCAGAGAGTCTTAAGAAACTCGCCCTCAAACAAGCCGCAGAAGGTTCTGGCGATGGCGTTGGCTGGTACTCCAACTTCGAGTCTATGGCACTCAAGACTGTTCTTCGCCGCCTCCTTTCGAAATGGGGAGAGCTATCAATAGAGTCTAACGACATCATTAATCTTGATGAGGCTCCTGCTGTGTCTTCTTCAAATGAGCGAGATGTGCAGTTTGCCGAAGCAAAGGAAGTTGCTACTGTCGACACAACCACTGGCGAAATTGTACAGCCATGTGACGAAGTATCACAGCCGCAACCAGCCAATCCAAATCCTTTCAAATTAAGCTAACATGAAACTCATTGTTATAGGTTCATCGTCAAAAGGCAATGCGTATGCCCTTCAAGCAACCTCAGGAGAAATCCTGCTGCTTGAAGCGGGCAGACCCATTCGTGAGGTCAAGAAGGCTATCGGTTATCAGACGAACAAGGTGGTTGGATGCATCGTCTCGCACGTACATGGCGATCACGCAAAGTATATTCCCGAATATTTCTCTGCAGGTATCGACATATCTTCTTGTGAAGAGGTAGCAAATCGTTATCATACCGACAAAATGGACACAGGGAAAACATACTCTTTTGGCTCGTTTAAGGTTACTCCCTTCGCAGTAGAACATGATGTTGTCAATTACGGTTATCTTGTTTTCTACCCAGACTTCGGTTCTATCTTCTTCGCTACAGATTGCTACAATCTGCACACTATAATAAAGTATTGCCGCACTTACTTAATGGAGTGCAATTACGAGGATAGTTTACTCAACAAGGCTATTAACGACGGGAAAACGTCCGTCAGCCAGGCGGACCGCGTTCGTTTGTCTCACATGAGCCTCGCCCATGCCGTTCAGTTCTTGCAACAGTGCGAGGTAGACAATTCTACCCGTCAAATAATACTTATTCATGGATCTTCGCGCCACCTGCAGCCAAGCAAGGCTGTAAACAAGTTCCAGCAGGTTCTTGGCGTTCCAACTTACTATGCCACCAAAGGCTTTACTCTCGATTTAATTTAATTTTTTACACTATGCCTGTTTTTTCAAATCTCAACAACCTACGCACGTATATGGAAGCCTTGAAAGAAATCGACAAGGCTAAGGAGATAGGTTACTCGCTCGAAATCCGAAAGTTCCACCCTGTCGCTACAGATATGCAGAAAGCTTATCTCGCATTCATTATCACGTACCTTTCTTCCAAACTCGGGCAGACGTTCTACCAGACTCTTTCTGAAATTCAAAAGAATGTGGCTCCTCACATTTTCATGACTGGAGAATATGATAAGATGGGTTATCCTAAGTTCAAGCCGCTCGGGCTTCTCGACACCGCAGAGGCTTCATCCGTCATCCGTGGCGTTATCGACTTTGCGGAAAGTCGGGAAATCATGATACCCGACAAGGAAGACGAACTGGCCGTTAAGTATTGTCAGCGTGAGGTTGAGTCCAGCAAAGGCTGGGTATAATGTGGCACCTTTTTAAACTCTCAAGATATGATACTACCAAAAGAAATCAGACAAGAGGCAGCTCGTTATGCCAAAGACGATAACGCATGCCTCGAAGCTTTCATAGCCGGCGCCATGTTCGCACGTACTGGCAAGTATTATAAGGAGCAGAATTTCTTCGACGACCTCGCGTCCTTCGAGCGATGGTGGCTTCTCTACGACAAGAAGCGCGGAAAGAAGAAGGCGCAGCAGAAATGGCTTCGCCTATCTCCTTCGCAGCGAGAAGCGTGCATAGCTGCTACTCCTGCATATGTTAAAACGATCAAAGACAAACAATTTCAGAAAGACCCACTCACCTATCTCAACGGTGAGTGCTGGAATGACGAGATTATTCAGCAACAAGACAATGAGCAACAACGTTCCCTCAGACTCGCTTCCAAAGCGGCAAGAATCCTCGGAAATAGCTAAAACTGGAGGCGTATATATACAGCCTGTATCACTCAGTGATGCTATATCGCGCGGACAATCGAAAACGATTGCAGCTGTCCGTCGCAATCAGAACGACCTTCGTAGGCTTGTTTCCTGGGTTAAGAGCCGACTTATAGAGGTGTTCCATTATCTCGGTGCATTCGACATTGTTGAGGAATATCAGATACAGACTCTCGCAGTCCGTATCTGCAATCGGTTCTACTACTGGACAGTCCCAGAACTTGATTATGCTTTCGTGGCTTTCACGAATGGCGAATACGGCAAACTTGTCCATTATAATCATGATGGCGACACGTCTGTCATTAATCCTCAGGACGTTATGAAGGCACTAATCGCGTTCGATGCCGACCTTCTTAAGGAGCGTGCCCGTTACGAGGATGAGCAGCGCAGCAAGCAACTTGAGCAGCAGCGCTTGCGTGATGCCAACAAACCGCATGGTATAGCCGCATGGATAGACTATTGCAAGCAACATGGCCTCGATCCTAACACCCACAAACTCCCTCGTGTCAATATCGACAAAATGAACGTCAACAAGGTTCTTTACCCAGAAAAGAATAATAAAAACAACAAATAAAAATCAATAACAATGTTCGTAGCTTTATTAATTATCATCTTCACGTGCCTCTTATCTGTGTCTTTGTATCTCTGCTTATCTCGTAAGCAGGTGGCTACTAAACAAGGCAAATTCGTCTTTCTTCGTGTCAACAACGAACCAATACGAAACACTATTCGTGCAGCCGGAATCAATCTCTGCCCATGCTGTCGTGCTTTTTCGAACAATTACCTCTTTGCCAATCTTGAAGGCTCTATGGTATGTGGTTTCAACGAGTCTCGGCATCACTTCATCGAGGAGGCAGAGAAATATAAACATGAGGTTGTCGACTGCGGCGACAATGTGCTTATGTTCATCACAGAGGTTTTACAACTCAACTCTTCTTGTACTAAGAAATAACAAGAAATTAGCTTATGGAAAGAAAGATCGGAGAAACCTTTGAGTTTAAAGGGAAAACTTATGAGGTAGCAGAACTACCTGAGTACTTTTGTGCGTTTTGTGATTTAGAAAAAGAATGCTACAGCAAAAGGAGTTATTTAGAAAAAGTAACCGGAACTTGTAGCCCGAATAACAGAAAGGATACCCGTAGCGTGTGTTTCAAAGAAATTAAAAAAGATATGGAAATAAAAGATAATCAACTTACTATCAATATCCCTGATGGAATGAAGATAGATGTAGAGAATAGTGACTTTGAATCTGGTGTAATCAAGTTCAAGAAGAAAGATATTACAATTCAAAACGTGTATGGTTATATACTTAGCATTTTTTCTAAGACAGGGGCTTTGAAAAATAAAACCAAAAAACTTGATGCAATAGATAGTCTCATGAGTATAGCCATGTTCTATAACAAGGATTGGAAGCCTGATTGGAGTATTGATGAGCGTAAATTTTATATTTTATATGATAATAGAGATGAATCTTATACAACAGAGTTTAATACTTCTTATTCCACTAATATGGTATATTTCAAAAACAAAGAAGATGCCCAAGCTGTCATCGACAACCCTAACTTCCGAGAAATCTTGGACTCAATTTTCAAAAACTAAACAATACGATTATGGGAAAAGAAATTAACATAGCGGAAATTCTGAAAGATAAACCGCAAGGAACTAAGTTGTATGATTTGCTGTATAATGTAGATGTAGAGTTAGATACAATCAGTACGACAGATAAAGAAACAGTAGTTTGGTGTACAAATAAGACCGATAATAATACTACTTGCCATCGTGGTTATTCCGAATTTGGTACAGTAAGAGGATGTCCTGATGGTTTACAGATTCTTCTTCCTTCAAAAGAAATGCGTGACTGGCGCAAATTCGATTGGAAGAAAGGTGATGTCTTGGTTAGCAATGATAGTGATAGCCATATAATCTTTAAGGGTTTCTCAAAAGATGATTATACTATATTTGAAGGTAAACACTGGATTAGTGTAAGTAAAAAGAGACATATATCTTGTTTGAATATGCAGAATACACAAAACTATCATATTGAAGATAACAAAGAAGTTGCTCAGACCTACATCAATACCATCGAGGAACGCTTGGGTGGTAAGTTCAATCGTGAGACCTTGGAAGTAGAGAAACCTCATCCTGAGTTCAAGGATGGGGATATTATTACCATTACGCCTCAAATTGGAAATAATCTTATCTTTATCTTCAGGGCAAAAGATGTCGAAAAGTATTACTGTCATGCTTACCTCGATGGAAACATAGCTATTGTTAATGATGATAGTTATTGTCAAAAATACTTCTGTACAGCTCGTCCATCTACAGAAGAAGAGCAGAAACAACTCTTTGATGCTCTTGCAAAGAAAGGCAAAGCTTGGGATGCTGTGAAGAAACAGATTGTTGATTTAAAGCCAAAGATTGAGCTCAAACCATTTGATAAGGTGTTGGTAAGAAATCGAAATACTCAACGTTGGGATGCAGATTTATTTGGCTTTAAAAGTGATGGCGTTAATTTTTTTTATCACTGTGTGAGTGGTTCTTGGAATTTCTGCATTCCTTACATCGGCAACGAATCATTGTTAGGTACAACTAAAGATGCGGAGAAATAGATATGATAGACCCAAAGGTTATAGAGAAGTTGTCACATCTTGATGATGCAACAATACTTCGACGGTTGCCAGATAGTGAAAGAACCTTCTTTGAGTATGGTTTTCAGCTCGGGTATAATCGGGCTTTGAAGGACTTGTGGCATCCCAACACAGAAGAGCCAGATAAGAGCAAGAGCGATATTATTACCATCGGTTCTTATAACTATATTTCCCTACACTTTAAAGAAACCATTCTTTGGAAAGAGGAATCTTGGAGACATTCGATTAACAGATGCCAAATCATCAAGTGGGCTTATTTATCTGACATACTACCAAAGAAAGGAGGCAAAGAATAATGACAGTAGGAGAATACGCAAGGCTTAATGCCAAAATAGCTGTCTTGAAAGAGATAGCTATAGACTATAGCGGTAAGACGATTGATAACGTTATTCAGCAATTAGAAGCAATAAGAGAGGAGGTAAGCAATGATCGAGCCGATATTATTGTCTATGACAGGTTCGGAAACCCTTTTGAAGCAGATTGTTATGTTTAAAATAAATAGCGTATGAAAAAGATAATTTTTATACTACTCTATGTATTGTTATTTACGGCATGTAAAAGAGAGCCCATTAAAACTGAGACAAGAGTGTATGAGCTGACGTTTATTGATGGCAAAACATTTGTTTACAAGTTCAACTATGTAGACGTTAATGCTTCTGATGGAATTGATCATAGTCGAGGAGGCTACTATTTTTATATCTTTTCACATACAACATATGAGCACGTAGAGGCTGTTATCAGATTTAAAAGAATAAAATAAAGCGTATGGATAAGTTAGAATACATTCCAGGAGATTTGGTGATGACAAACGGAGTACCTTTAGGTACTGCAAAAAATGTCGTTTACAGAGTAGCAGCTTCCGACACGTCAAAGACTTTGGAGTTAGACGATGGAACAGTTCTGAAAGGTACTGTCCGCTTGGATAACCTCGAAGGTGCGAAATTTGGAGATAAAGGTTATCTCTTAGGCGATTGTGGTGCATGGGTTAAGGATATTATTCCTATTCCTCTTGTTCCTGCTATCTTAGAAAAGAATGGGTGGGAAAAATCCATAAGCTGGTTTTACGCTGGCAGCGAAGAGCGTGGCTATCAGTTTTCCAAGGAATTGGATGATAAATGGGACGAGCTTGATAGAATGACTTATGGTGACTTACAAATCAGTCAATGTGAAAATCTTAGAGATTGGAACTATATAAATGAATGTAATCACAATTTTCGTTTTGAGTTTACCTATGTTCACGAACTCCAACATTTATTATATGCCTTGCATATAGATAGTAACTTAAAAATATAATGATATGCAACGGGAATATATCAAAGGCGATATTGTTATGTATGACAACAGAATACATACAATTATAGATACACTTGGGTTTAATCATTATGAGTTATCTTATATAAGTCATCCAGTGCACCAATTAAAATTATCTGGAGTTTCTATTACTCCAGAGATTCTCGAGAAGAATGGGTGGAAAAATGATGGCTATGATTGGTATAGATTGCCAACAAAAAGAGCTTATCTGTATATAACAAAAGATATAACAACTTTGAGTGAGTTCTTGGTGTGTGCAGGTATAGACAGACATAATCTTAATAGTATTAACTTTGTTCATCAGTTGCAACACATTCTCTTCGCCTTGAACATTAATCACGAAATGGAGGTGTAGGTATGGACTTTTTATATACGATTTTGTTTTTGATTGTTGTACCAATTGTATTGGCTGCAATATCAATTTATATAGTAAAAAAATGTTTAACGCCTTCGGGCATAAGAAAATATAGTATGAGTGAAAAAGTAATCAAATCGTACAAGGCATTCGACAAGAATATGCAATGCCGAGGATTCCAGTATGAAGTTGGAAAAGAGTATGATATGGACGGAGAAATCAAGTGTTGCGATCGAGGTTTTCATGCTTGCAAGTCTCCGATGGAAGTATGGGACCACTACGACATGCTTAGCTCTCGCTTTGCAGAAGTAGAACAGTCTGGTAAAATTGATGAAGAAGGAAATTCAACAAAGGTATGCTCTTCTCGTATCAAGATTAAGGCTGAGTTGAAGCTGGCAGACATCATTAAGGTCGGTGTCGAGTGGCTGAAAGACATTACCTCACCAACAAAGGTTAAGACAGATATTGCGAAGAATGATAACGGAGGTTACTCTGCTCAGATTGGTTCAAGCGGTGACTCTGCTAAGATTGGTTCAAGCGGTGACTATGCTAAGATTGGTTCAAGCGGTTACTCTGCTCAGATTGGTTCAAGCGGTTACTCTGCTCAGATTGGTTCAAGCGGTGACTATGCTCAGATTGGTTCAAGTGGTGACTCTGCTAAGATTGGTTCAAGAGGTGACTATGCTAAGATTGGTTCAAGCGGTGACTCTGCTCAGATTGGTTCAAGCGGTGACTATGCTAAGATTGGTTCAAGCGGTTACTCTGCTCAGATTGGTTCAAGCGGTGACTCTGCTAAGATTGGTTCAAGCGGTGACTATGCTAAGATTGGTTCAAGCGGTTACTCTGCTCAGATTGGTTCAAGCGGTTACTCTGCTCAGATTGACAGCACAGGAGAAGACTCCGTTATTATGTGCGCTGGAAAAGAATCTATAGCAAAAGCAAAGGCTGGCTCATGGATAACATTATCAGAATGGAAATGGAATGATGAGAAGAATCATTATGTCCCTGTGTGCGTTAAGACAGAGTACGTTGACGGAAATAATATCAGGGCTGATACTTGGTATCAACTCCAAAACGGAGAATTCGTTGAAGTAACTAAGTAACTAACCACCCTCTCCCTTTTAGAGGAGAGGGTAAAAAGAAGAGTATATGGATGCAAATAAAATAACATTAGCTGGCTATATTGCATATCTCCAAGGTATGTATAAACAATATGGCAATAAATGTGGAGCAACAAAAGCTCATCAAGTATTGCATCAATGAAATGTCAAGAGTAATACTCGCTAATCTGTATGGTTATTGGCGAGGCGATTTATCTGATTATCTCAAAAATAGAGACAATTTAGAGTATTTTATGAGAAGTTATAAAGATAGTGCCTATCATAACATAATGGAATGGTTAGATAAAAAGAAGTAGCGTATGAAGGTTAGATTAGCTAAGAAGATAACAAGGGTTTTAAATGAAGCCCCTAAAGATTTAAAATCATCTTTAAGAAATAGTTATTGGTTTAAAAAATTTGACGAATCATTAAATCATTTTTATTGTGAAATATTTTGTGAAGAGTGGAAGAAGTGTAGGTTTCACAACAGATTTGACCATCGCATCATAAAGGCAATAAGTTTGATAAAAAGAAATAAGAAATGAAGAAGGAAATATTTGACTTCTCAGAGGCTTTAAAGCGTATGAGGAAAGGAAAGCTCGTAAAGCGTGAAAATGGGCTTTATCCGTTTGGTATTGACGAGGAAGGAATATTCTATCATTATGGGCATCATATATTCAAGGAAGAAAGAATGCTCTCAGAGGATATTCTTGCAACAGACTGGGAGGAGGTGTAAAGATGGAGAAGAAAATATTGGCCCTCATTGAGGGCAAGCAATGGTTCGACATGATTGTGGCTGGCAAAAAGACAGAGAAATATCGAGAAATTAATCCGTATTGGGTAAAGCGTCTAACTACCAACTGCGAAGTTCCCTATGATGTAGCGGCGGAAACACATTGTGGAGAGGTGCTGTATCGTCCTTACACCCACGTCCTCTTCGTCAACGGCTACCGCAGAGATAGCCCACGTATTGAGAAGGAGATTGTGAGTATCACTATCGGCAAGCCTAAGAAAGGTATGTGCCCTGACGAGTGGCTTGATACCGAGTTTTTTATCATTAAATTTAAGTGATATGAGCTACAAAGAAATAGTTTTAAATTACATAAAAACTCACGATGTTCCGTATCATCTTAAGGAAGACATAGAAGATGGATTACAAAAATGTATATCAGACAGCGAGGTGTATGAGTTAATTCTTAGAATTAATCATAGGCTTAATATTGCAAATTGCTTCGAAAGGGGCTTTCGCGATCATGTACCTATACGTTTTGCAGACGAAATAGCCAGTTATGATATTTTGACAGTATTAAATAAAAAAACGCCCCCACCCGGTCATCACGACTGAGTGGGGGCTTTTTCAAAAAACTTAAAACATAATAACTAAAACCCATAAAACTATAACCTATTCACTAACCTATCTAAATATTCGTCCAGTTCTTTCGGGTACCACACTTTTTCGGTAAACCCGAGCCGTTTCTTTCCAGCCGGCAACTTGCCATCCTTCACATATCTTCTAAAAGTAGAAGATGGCAGTCTGGTATATTTACAAGCCTCAGCAAAGCTGATAGCCTCGTCCTTGTTGGCCAGCCGATGGAGATAGTCAAACAGAAAGGCCGACTGCGTTCTGTTGACAAGACATCTGCCCGACCTTATCCTGTCGTGAAACTCCATCAACAGGTTGTCTATAGCCTCCAGTTCCTCGCTTATCTTCACCATATCAATGTCGTTTATACAGCTTCACACCAATCACGAAAAGCAGCGCAATCACCAATGCGGCAAAAAACTTCCCCATCGCTACAAAGAGCCTTTCGCTCCTACTCATCTCCTTCTCCACTGGGTAAGCTACGTTCACGCTGTCACGCTTCACGATAGTGTCCGTCTTTACCCTATATATGTGGTGAAATCTGTCTCTGTACACCGTCTTGTTTATATACATAGTATCGCCTTTTCGTTCCACGTACACCGAGTCTTTCAGATACACGCTGTCCTTTCTTACGGTCGTGTCCACCCTCGTTATGTACTCAGTATGGATCTCAGGCACACTCACGTACTTCGTCTTGCAGCCTCCAAGTACCAATCCGGCAAATACCATTATAACTATATTCCACTTCATACGCACAACACCTTTTTACATTTTTCCAACCATCTTTTCCTGCTCGCAAGCCCGTTGGTTCCTCCGTTAATGCGTTTCGTCACAGCCACCACATCGTCCTTGTCGGCCAACTCGTTCAGTCCGTGCTTCCACCACCACCAGGCTCCACTCTTTGTAGCACCGAGAGGCTTTTCCAGCAGTTCCGGATTCTCCATGATGTCGCCCTTGCAATATCCCGAGTCCTGATAAGCCTTGTAGTTGGCTCTGCCTGTAATGTGCATCAGCCCTCTGCCCTTATATCTCGCGCCATCACCCTTCATGTTGTTACCGAGCATCTTGCCAAGCCTTCCTTCCTCGTATTTTCTGAAGTACGATGGCTTACCGAGTTCTCTCATACATCTCAGCCCGCTGGTCTCATGGCATACCTGAGCCATGAAGTGAGCCATTCTCTGGGGTGTATTGATATGAAAAACATCACACCACTCGTTGATATAATGCAGAAAGTAGCTCACTCTGTCCCAGTCTCCCAGGATTTCATACATCTGCAGTCTCGTTATCTTCATTCCTCTGCCTCCTGCTGTTTCTTTAGCACCTCAGCAAAAGCCTTTGCCAGGTCGTCTTTGTTCTCCAATAGTATGCTGATTGTCTTTTCCTGCTTGCGTATTTCTGCCTTCTGCCATGATTTTTCCCTCACACTCATGAATTCGCAAAACACGCAGTACCCTGCCCATATCATCGAGAATACCGGGAACGGCATCACGATGCAGGCTATCAGGTCTATGCACACCGTTACCATGAATGGCGAGAAATACTTTCTTGCCTTGTCGCAGGTTTTCTTTAGCCCCATGCTGGTCGTAGCCTCTCCGTTCTCTCTCGCTTTCTTAATGCCGAAGAACAGGTCTACGGCCATAGATACGATAAGAGCACCCATACAGATAGCTATCACCAGCGCCGATCTGTATAGATGCTCTTGCAAAAATGTATGTATTATCTCTGTCATATCTTTGTTTTTTGTTGCCTACAAAGATATGCGCTTTTCTTTCACCTTTTTCTCTTAGTAGTCTTACCTATCCCATCATATACCAGAATATCTTATCCGTAGGATGGACAGTATCCTCGTCCGTCAGAAAACTTACCGCCAACTCGCTTATCCTTCCTATAAGACTGCCTTTGCCCTTCCATTTTCTCATCACATCTATGTGGTTAGAATACATCAGGTTCATCGTTACCGCGAAGTCCCATAGATTGTAGTCCGGTATGTCCTTCCCTACGCGCCTGTACTCCTTTTCAATATCCTCGTAGCTCACAAATGGAGCATAGCTCCTGTGGGTATCACTGTCGTAGTAGTACATCTGTGAGATGCAGCCTCTCGCTGTCAACTCGTCAAAATGACTCACTCCGTTCTTGTAGTATTGTATGGCTCTGTAGGCGTTCTCCTCCTGCTCCTTACTCATACCACACTCTCCTTCTTCCAACATTCTAAGCGCATTTCGTACCTCGCTCAAAAGTAAGTTTAATGAATCCATAAACGTAAAGTATAATTGTGAATATAATAAATATATGATGCGCCTCTATCTGTTCCGGGCGTATCATCCAGCTCTTGTAGTATATTCTGATGGCGTTAATACCGAAAAAATAAAGGAAGGGTATTCTGAACATCCAGCAGTATTTATAGAAATAACTCGCTGGCAGCATGGCAAGCGGCATATAGACATAAGCCAGTATATAAAGCCATATCACGCAGTTGCCGTTCATATCTGTGTCAAGGATAATGGGACGCGAATATCTCGAATAGTCCCAAACTCCGTACCAGTGACCGAGCATTAGCGGGATGGGCATCCATTTCACACCAATCTCATACAGCTTGAATATGCCTCTGTCAAGCAATCGCGAACGTATCGCACGCCGCTCTTCTTCCGAAAGCGGACTTTCTTCTTGTTCTGTTTCCATAACTTACAGTTTTTATTATTTTTTGGTTGGTTTGAGTTAATTATACATCAAACACGTCTTTTACATTACAATTCTCTGCAAATATAGGCATTTTTGCAACAAATCATTGCTTAAATAATATCTTTTTAGAATCTTTAACGATAAATATACTACCGCTTATTTGGATTTTATCTAAATAAGACGTATCTTTGCAGCGTACTATAATAAAATAACCTATGCCAAGAAGAGGATTTGACCTTACAGTCGCTATGAGGCGCGATTTACTTAGCGCCTACAGGCAAGTCTACACCAACTGTCATTCTCAGAAGGAGGCGTGGATCAAGACGGCTCGTCATGATGCTCCTCGGTTCTATGTCAGCCCCAAAACGGCTTACAATGTCCTGCGCTATATGGTACGTGGCGATTTCACTGTGGTCGATGCCAAGAGCCCAAGAGAGCAACGTATGTACTACGAACTGTTCCGCAGACTCGACAAGCTGTCTCAGCAGAAGGAGTTCATCGGCAAGTCACTGTGGTTCATCACTCCCTTCTTGGTATCTCAGCCTGCGCCAGAGTTCTATGCAAGCATAGAAACTGTGCGAAAGGCTATTAGTTGCGGAAAGAAATATGGAGAATATTATCATCACAAAGAAATCTTCGGCAAAGACAAACTTTCTGATAAAGACCTTGCTCACTTGCGTAAGTCTGGCGGTTTTCATCGCCCGTCCAGATAATGCAGGCTTCTTCCCCGGAAGTAGCTTCGTCTCTCATCTTACATATTCGTTTTGTCACGCCAACATTTTTCATCTTGCAGCCAACCTCGTTGTCCTGTGGTCGCTGCGCAATCGTATATGTCTTTGCGCAAGCCTCTTCGCTGCGGTTTTGGCGAGTTTCTTGCCGACGTATGTGTCTCAGCCCACTGTCGGGCTCTCGGGAGTTATCTTCGCTGCCATAGGCATAATGTGGGGTAAGACTGGCAGATTTTGGGACTCCTGCCAAATGGTTATGCCTTTCATCGTTCTCACGATGCTCATGCCGGGAGTCAACGGCATACTCCACCTCTATGCATATATCATTGGTTTTATCATCGGACGTATTGTTACTAAATATTCACACATTCCATACTTTTGAAGTAATTTGATTTCACTATTAAAAGAGGCGGCTGCTCGTGATGAGTAGCCGCCTCTGTTCTCTTGTCTTATTTATCTTCTCTCCGCTTCTGTACCTCTATCACGGTTCCTGCATACGAGTCAGATGCTCGAAACCCAGTAAGCGTGTATCTAATCTTGAAATACGCCCAAGGCTTCCCACCAAGACTGTTCAGTTCCCTCCAGTGCTTGGCGTTGTTGCTGCCCCAAACTTCCAGTTTCACCTTGCCGTTGTCCGATGTGTCCATAAGATGTTTCACGGATCTCAGCGATTTCAGAGTAACGCTTCCTCCCAGCTTTAACGCCCTTGTCGTAAAGCTGCCATCATACGTGTTGCTGTCTTGGCTGATGTCTGGCTTTGCGGTAAGCGAATAGATGTTCCCGTCCGTGTCTTGTATCAGATTGTCGGGGTAGTCGTTCACTACCGCCTTGGCCTTCACTCCGTTCTCTACTACTGCAAAAGTCTTGTCCACCATATTGTAGATATACTGCCAGGGATAAATCTTGTTGTATATTCTCAGCAGCGAGTCTATGTAGTCGTAGGCTATAAGAGCGCTTTTCAGATAGTTTGCAAAACCTCCGTCCTCCATATTGGGTCTTCCACCTTTCAGCTGTTCACTCATAGGTGCCGTTTCTGCTCCGCTCGCCGCCATCAATCCCTTCTTAGATACAAAGTACACCAGTCTGTCAGTAGGCACAAGTGGAGAGTTCTCAAGACATACCTCTCTCGATATGGGGTGTATGCTGCCATACATACCTTCGTTCGTCACACTCATGGCGTATATACCTTCTGATGTGAATACCATCAGTGGGTATTGACCAAACTGTCCTTGGCTGATAGCCTCTGTGTTTGCTATAATTCCCTCTATGCTTCCTGTTCCTACGGTGTTGTCTCCGCTCGCCTCAAACAAGAACGGATTGTTCACCACCGAAGTGTAGATGTTTGAGTCCAGCGTCTCGTGGGCATTCTGATCCACCTCCGGCCTTGCATTGCTGTCCTCAAATCCGTCATACGTTAATCTCGGGAATGGCAGTTTGTCAAAGCAGTATGCTCCGTTCAGCCTTGGGTGTACTTTCAGTTTTATGTGGGCTGCGCTCCCAGTGTCCTTGTCTATAATCAGCATTTCTGTTGCATTAGGGTCTGGGTAGTATATCCAGCTGCTTATCATCTCTGGCAAGGCCGTGTAATACCCGTCTGCTTTCACCCATGCGTCCATGCTGTTAGCTACTATATGTGTGTATATTTCGTATTCCTGCGCATCAGGGTAAGGATCAGACGCTCCTGGTATGTCTGGCATCTCTCCTGTCGTAATAGGTATAAAGTCGCTGAAACCGCTGAATGGTTTTCTCGTCACACCAATCATGTTCAGACGGTTGTTGTATGGGTACACTTTCTTCGCCACCATAGTTGCCCATCCGTAGTAGTCATCCGTCTTTAGCTGCTCTTGCTCGGTCAGTGTTTCTACCACGTGGTCTTCTATTGGAGCATATTCAAGTTTGCCGTTCGCCTCATCTGTCTTTATCGCAAAGAGTTTATAAAACTGTGTCTTGTCCAGCAGCTTTTCTATGATTTTTCGATCCGACTTTACCGCCTTTGGTATGATGACCGAACGTGCCTTGTATGTATCATAGGTAAACTCGTAACTATAATTGAAGTCTATAGTAACGTTGGGATGCGGCATAGGATCCGGAAAGTCAAAGCCTTTTCGTTGGCCAGAAACTTGGTTCAAATAACAGTACCCATCCATCTCCAATGGTTCCTTGAACTCAAAATCACCGTCAATATCAAAAGGCCTTACTTCATCGGAAGCAAACACCACAATCTCTTTCACGATGTCTTTCCAGTTGTCAGCACCCTCTATAGAGGCTTTGTAGTATAGGTAACTATGCCCGATGGAGTATATAAAAAAAATAGCTGCACTACTATTAATGTTCTCTAAGTCTAATGTCTGCCCGTTAACAGATTCTTCATATACTTCCCCACGTAGACGGTATGGTGCTATTTTGAAGTTTCTGTTGATTGTCGGACATACAAGAATAGGATTGCTGATTCTTGCATAAGAACCATCGTGCAGTTTTAGAGCATATCTTACAAAGAATGGGAAACAGAACTCGTTTTTTTCTTTTTCCATCTTTATTACAGACGCAACATGACCCTGTACGGCTGTTTGGAATGCTTTCATCTTGTCTACATCGTTTACTGGCTTATAAGTCCAGTAGGTGGAGGTTTTACTGGTCATTGCGCTGGTCAGATTTCCGGACTCATCGTAGTAGGCTTTTTTCTTGCTTGTTTCACAGAACTCTCTTATATTGAGAGGAGTTACCGTGCCGTTGTTTTCTATCAGGTAGGTGGCAAACGTACTGAACTCCACCTTTGGCTTGGGGAGTTCTGTTCCTAAGTCTACATACTTCGTGCCTTTGTATAATAGGTAATGTATGCCGTTCTCCGTAACACATATCAGTGTATTGCCCACACTCGTTATCTCAGAAGGTTCTCCTATACTAAACGTCTGGCCGCTATCCACGTCTATCCCGTCATCCGTCATTTTGTAGCAGATGATAGACTGCGTATGCTCCAACTTTGTGATAAGGTTTTTGTAATCTGCCATCTTGTGCACATACATGATTGTACATGATGTTTGGCCGATTTTCACTGGCTTCTGTATCGGCTTCATCTCTCCGTCTCTGTAAATAAATCCGTCACAGACCTCCAACTCGTTGTCCTCACTCATCATGTCGCTCGGCACATTGGTCATACCCTTGCCGAAACTCAGTACTTTTCTTTCTGTATTCCTTTCCATAGTCTTTCGTTTTTAGAATTTTGCCATCGAGTGTACGCGGTCTCCCTTAGGAGTGTCGCTCTTCTTCGGTGCCCACCTTGGTTTCTCCATGTCGTTGGCGCTCACCCATAATCCTATTGCCGTACTCATCAGCACATCATCATGGTTGCCATTGCCAACGATGTTGCCAAGACTGCCATCGTCATGACGCTCGTATATCCTCAACTCATGATACATCTCCCTGTCTGGCTCCTTCCACAGCATATCGTCCACATACTGCTCCAGGTTGTCTATCACCCAGCCTTTCGTTAGCTTGTTCGTTTGAAATCCGTACTTCGCCAGCACATTGTCCTTCACATCCTCAGGACTCGATGTTCTCTGATACAGATTGTCATAGTAGTAGGCTATCTCGTTGATGATACTTCCAAAGTGATCGCCCTCTGTGTTGTTGTTCTTCTCGCGGTCTGCCGTGTTGCTTTCTATCACCAGTAGCGCATCGTCATAGAAGTGAGCCAGTGCTGCCGCCATCCATGCTATGCGGTCGTGCCTCTCGTGCCCCCTCCATCTCGCCACCACCTCAGGCTTACCTTTTATCGTAGGTATCATGCCGAAACGGTCTATCACTGTCATCACCGTGTAGTCTGATGTTGATGACTTACCGCCGATATCCACACTCACCACATATCTGTTCTCCACCTTCAGCTTGTTGGGCGCAGCCCATATTTTCAGGCATCCTGTCCCGTCATTCCTTATACTGATAGATGATTTCTGTATAGTGCTGTCGTTCTTGTTTCCGTCTACCACGATGTCTGCCGTGTACATCGGGTCTTTCTTGTAGCGCTTCTGCAGATCGTCTATGCTGTATGGATTGAATACGAGGTTACCTGAGTTTCTAAAGGCATCCTCCTCGTCTATTGGTGCCTCCGTGGCACAGAAGGAGTGCGTGGTGAACTTGTTGCGGAAGTTTCTGTACCACTCTATGGCTTGCATACAGGCACCCTTCTCCCACATTCGCCAGAAAAACTTACCTGTCTCTCTGTATCCTCTTGGGTTGGTGCTCCTGTCTTTATTCTGCAGCAGCCATCTCGCAAAAGCCCGCTCATCTTTTACCTCCTCCATGTCGTGTTCTATAAAGTAGCAGGGTATGAAGATAAACGAGTAGGCATCATTATTGTCGGGGTTCATGGCGAGCTGGCACTTGTCGTAGAAGAAGCCAGAGTTACCCTTACCTGTACTCTCGAATACCTCAAGGTTGTCCTCTTGGTTTCTGATACCACCAGAGATAGAAGAAATCACGCCCTCAGGATCGTGCTCTGGCGTTTTCTTCCAGTATGCCACCTCCGAGTAGTGGGCGCAGTGGAAGTTGCTACCACGCACAGAGTCGAAGTTCTCGAATGACGCAACGGTAAGCGTACTTCTTCTGATGGCTCTCATTCCGTCCGTAACTTGAAAGTCATCAGGCGAGTTCTCGTAGGGCGAGAATTGCAGTTTTGCGCCGGGACAACCCACTGTCCATCCAGGCTGGTTCTCCAAAGCCTTTCTGTACATAGCCTTGATTTTCTTGGCGGTGTTCTTCTGTTGAGCCAGCACAATAGCATTCCATCCGTCCCTTCTGTAGTCTTGTATCCATTTGATGTATAGCTGCGTCAGGGTCGAACCGCCCCATTGTCTTGCTTTCAGAATTACCACCCTGATGGCTGCTCCACTGGTGCGCAAATCTTCGAATATTTTCAGCAGCTTTCGCTGCGGATAGTTCAGCTTGAAGGGCACCATGTTTCCCGTTATCTTGTCCTCTATCTTGTCTGTGGCGTATAGAGCGAACTCTGGGTCCTCACGAAACCTCACCTTCATAATCTCAAAGGTCAGTATCATGATGAGCTGCTTGGTATATCTGCTGCCTTCATCATAGTCTCGCCTCCACACACGGATGATAAATTCTCTCAGGCTTCCCAACTGCCTCAGCTGTCTGTATAGCAGTGTGCGCATACACTCCTTTGGAACCCACATCTTCTTGATCATGAAATCCGAAAGCTCCAGCACCTCCCTATGCTCAAAGTCATAGCAGTTCTCGCCAGTCCAGGGGTCATACGTGCCGTAGATTTCTTCATATCTCCGTCTGTTCTCCCTTACAAGTTCGTCTATCTCTGCCTCTTTAACTATCGCCATCTGCTAATGATTGTAGTTCCTCAAAGTCAGCGTCCTTTATCTCGGGCACCTTCGACACGTCTATCTCGTTATTCTCTCCCACTTTGGTCATACTCAGCGCTGCCAGCTGTTTAAAGTCCTCGTCCAGTCCGTGCGTCACACTCACCTCGCTCTGCTTTGGTATCATGTGCTTCATCAGGTCTTTGTATATGGTTGCGTATGTCTTTGGGTCATACTCGGCCAACTGGTTCATGCAGTCCTCAAACTTCTCTTGATGACGGGCAAGGAAGTCTCTCAAGAACTCCTTTTGGGCGCTCTTCGTGGCGGGCAGTATACGCTTGGCTTTCTCGCGCTTCTCTGCCATTATCTCCCTCACCGTCTTTATATCGCTGTAGTCCTCCATGTTCTCTAAAATGGTTTATAGGGTTTATGCACACTGCCGGGTTTCGTAGCATTCGATGCATCCAGTATGTCTAATTCTGCATCTTCTACCTCTGCTGCCTTGTCTGCCGTCAGCGGATCCTTGCTCGTCAATGTCAGTTTGAAATATTCATACAGCGCCCCTGCCGCTATATAGTTATGTATGGCCTGCACCAAGGAGTCATACCTCGTATCATCCCAGTAATCTGGCATCCTTAGCCATATCTCCTGTTCGTCCCACTCCTTGATGGCGTTGTCTCTTACAACCCCCTCCTTTTTCATCAGATAGGCGGCCAACAATCCTTCTGCTTTCTTCATGTACTTGTCAAACCATCGGTAGAACAAAGGCCGTTCATGATCGTTCTCACTTGTCGGCAGGGTGTCTGCCTGCGCATCGTTGATGCTTCTGCGGCTTCTACTCAGCAGGTTTGTCGTCGCATCTATGTCGTACCAAAGCTGGTTGGCATACACAAAGATATGCTTGTCTGTGTAGTAGCGGGTCGCCAGAGGCTGCTTCGGCGCAAAGGGGTTGGGCGTTGCTTTCCATCCCCTTTCTCTGTCATGGTGCATGGGGTGTAATGTATTGAATTCCATATTATTCCTCCTTTGTTACGGTTATCTCTACTTCCCTCTTTAGATTGTCGCTATGACGGGAGAAAATGGTCACGGTTGTCACACCTGTATTTATAGGCACGAGACAGAAAGCATGAGGCTCGGCACTTCTTTGTACTTCAAGAATGCTTGGGTCGCTGCTTCTGGCTTCAATATCGTCTATTGCGCTATCGTCAATAGAATAGGATAGGGTAGTTTTCTTATTGCCAAGTTCAATAGTCACACCGCCTCCGTTGTCGCTTCCATCCACCTTTGCTGTCAGCGTCTTGGTGTATGGTATGGTTGGAACGGACGGACCGCTCAGCACAAAGCATCTGCGAATGTTCTGCTCGTCAAATGTCAATGACTGCAAGTAAGGTTCTGCCTGTTTAAGGTTGGTAGTTTTTAACCACCACTGATATATCATATAGTCTTCCACATACTTTGCCACTAATCTTGCCAAAGTATCAGAGAGTGTTCCGTTGCACCTGCGAGATACGACAATAACAAACTCTACTATATCGTCATCCTTATCGTTGTAGTAGATAACGTTATCGCCTGATGTCTGAGCATTTGGAGCCAAATAGTCTGCCAGTATAACCTTTGTAATCTCCAATGCTGATTGGAAATCGTGTGTTAAAGTGTTTTCGTGAACCGCTTCGTCACCAGCAGCTTCGTTAAAACTCATCTTGATGGCTCTGTCGTCTGTAGCGCCATCTATCTTGGCCTTTAGGTAGGTTGCCCTCTTTACCTCGTCAACTACTACCGATTTGATAATCTGAAATTTTAATATCATATCTTTCCTTATTTAATGGTTTCTAACTGAGGATCACTCTCTATGGAGCCTGTCATATCTTTCAGCGTTTTAGCTCCAGCCGAAGGAGCATCTTTGTCGAACACAAGTTTTATTGCATCTTTCAGAAGCATATTTGCTTCGTCCGAATACACTTTGGCTTGCTCTGTACCGCTCAAAGTCAACACCATATAGGTTGTATATGCTCTCACATATCCTCTAAAGCAACTCTCGAAAGCATTCTTGTGTCCTTCGTTTAGTCTGATAACATTGAAAGTGACTGATGCAGGAAGAGAAGAGTCAATATATGTTTTTACGACTGGTGCCAGTTCGCCCGCAAAACTGCGAACTGCAGATTCTATGTATTGCCTTATCACAACTTTCTCTACTGCCGATAAAGTCGTGTTTCCAAACAGAGAATCGCCTGCCTTGTCTTTCTGCCTCTTTGCGATAACAGAAACCTGCTTCATCGCATCGCTTTCGATGGATTCCATGCTGATGGTTATCAATTTTGTCTCTTCTGTCATATCGCTTTATGCTGATTGTAAATACTCTTGTGCTTGGTTCACCGTTTCCTGGTTGGCCCCCTGCACCACTCCGTTCTCTATCTGTCCACCGCCTTGTGCTATTGCTAATTGCTGTTGATGCTGATACATCTGCTCAAGCTGCGCCTGCTGTTCCTGAACACTCGCAAGCAGCTTGTCTGCAAATGGAGCATTGATGTTCTGCAGATACTGCACCACGTTGATAGCACCCATCTGCAGCAACTGGTCAAGTCTGTCGTTTATCTGAGACTGATATGTGGTAGAGGCGGCTGCATTCTTGATGCTTGTCTTGAAGTGTACGTCTCTTGCCGTATATCGGTCGTAGAATATGGTGCTGTTGTTGTCTTTGTTCAGTATCTTTCTTCCGTTCTCGTAGTACTGCTGTATGGTCATGCACTTCTTGGTGGCGAGCTTCTCTGCGAACACGTCCATATCCGATAGAATTGAGTACAGCGAGGTGGTGGCGTTCTGTGTCTCCTGGGCATATCTCGATGCAGATGTTCCTGCCGATGGCGTTTTGCCCTGCAGCGCTCCGCTCACGTTCGACACTTCATGTATCAGGTTCAGCTCTATCTGCAGCAACTCGTTGGTGCCAATATTCACAGCATTCGAGGTGATGATGTCAGGCTTCACTTGTGGCATATTGGGCCTTGGTGTATAGAAACACAGCCCGTCATACTCCACTATTTCTTCGGCAAACTCTGCCGGGCTCTTTCCGCCAAGCACGGTGGTTGGTATCATCCACACACCCTTCGAGCTGCTTCTTATCGCCATGTCGTTCATTACTATCAGGCGGTTGATGTATCTCTGCTGGTCTATCACGTTCGCTAAGAATGGGTGTATCTTACCGTTGAGATACGGGAATAGCTTGATTGTAAACGGATGGCTCTTATAGTCGTATGGGGTTTCCCCCTTGCACAGCACGGTTCCGTCTGGTGCCATATAGGTGTAGTACCAGTATTTGTCAGCTACTTCTTCCGATACGATATAGGCTCTCTCGTCTTCTGGCACGCCCATATTGTCATACATCTTCTTGCGCTTAATATTGTCCGATCTCAACTTCTCTATCATTGCCGTATCGTCCATATCCACCTTGAAGTACGAGTTGTTGGCATTCGTGGCTATAGGGTCAAAGCATTGTAGGCGCATCTTGGTCTCGGTAGTCCATACCTCTATCACTCTCACGTAGTGGTTCGACTTATTGGTGTGGTCAAAGCTTATGTTGCCAAGGTTCTTCTCCTCGTTGAACTCATACCCCACTCCGTCATCACTCACGTCTTGTATGGAAAAGATGCTGTCAAGGTCATCTATCGTCAGTCCAAACTCCGGTCGCGCAAATTTCTGGTACAAATCTTCTCTGCTCACGTCATGCAGGCAACCTATCAGGCTGATGTCCTCATGTCTCGGGTCGCTGCCGCACTCGAAAAACATAAAATCAGGCTCCATAAGCTCCGTCCACGCGTCAGGAAGTTCGAGCTGCTTCGACTCCCACCCTTCTCTTGCGTACATTTGGCCGCCTATCACATAGTCCTTGATGGCGTGATTCAACAGGTCTTGCATATACGTTGACTGCCAGTTGCATTGCAGGGTCGCGCTCATCATGTCGTTGATAGCTCTTGAGTCGTTGTCCCTGGCAAAGCACACGGGTTCTGTTCCTTGCTTGGCATAGAGGCCGCCTATAGACTCCAGTATGCTCGCCATCACGTTATTGCTCATTGGCGTAGTGTTCTTTCGCTCCATATACTCCCGTTCTGTCATGTAGACGTAGGAGCCGTGATCCCACACCTTGATGGTATCTCCCCATTGGTCTCCCATGCAGTATCTCATGGTTCTCGCCCTCGTCTCTCTTACCCCACTCAGGCTGTTCCATGCGCTCCTGCATCGCTGCAATAGCTCCATGTCGTTACCATGCGCTTGCCTCGATGCCCGGTTGATTACCGAACTGTACAGTTTCTTTCCAGGCATTACCCTGCTAAGAGTCAATATCCTTGCTTTTGTCATTTTTATATACAGATTCTTGTTGTTTTAGCGCAAAAATAAGAAATGTATATCCTCTCTTTGCCCATTGTTCCCCCTGTACGATTACCCTTGGTTACTAACGGAAAACCAAGCCTGTTTTTTCGTGATATTTGCAGAAATATTATTTACATAATTATTTTTTAAAATGACAAAGGAAGAACAAGCTAAAATGATGGAAGCTGAAGAGGCGGCAAACGCCACTTCTGCCGACACGGAACACGATGCTCCTGCTGAGGACGAGCGCCCTAACCGCACGGCCTTCTCCAAGCGTTTCTCTAAGCGTCATTCCGACATCGACTTCGAGGACAAGGAGGCTCGCTATGGCGCCATGAACGACGATGCCGATATGCTCTCCAAGTACGAGGACAGCGGAAAGGCTCTCTCAAAGATGCTCGACAGCAACAAGTGGCTGGCGGCTATGGTGCTCGACTCTACACGGAAGAATATGCATCCTTTCGAATGGATGGCTTCGCAGGGTATCGACATCAAGGCGGCACTCGAAGATGAGGAGCTTGGAAAGAAGGTGGCTACTCAGATTACCAAGTTTCAGGAGAAGGTTGCCGAACAGGAGAAGCACTCGCAGCTGCTCGATGACAATCTCCGAAAGTCTTACGAAACGTTACAGGGTTTAGGCCTCTCTGACGAGGAGACTAACGACCTTTGGGGCAAAGTGTTTGGCGTTATACAGGACGCCGAAGATGGCAATATCTCTGCCGAAACATGGAAGCTCTTTAAGAACGCATACAGCTACGATGCTGACATTTCTTCGGCTCGCGAGGAAGCTGCCATGCAGGCTCGTAACGAGAAGATCCAGAACAAGGTGCGCTCCTCTAAGACAGAGGGAGGTATGCCTCCTTCTCTTGCCAATTCCGGAAGCGGAAACGAGCCTGCTAAGGCCATAAAGCGAGAGAGTTTCTTCGATGGCATCAGAAGCAATTAACCGATAACGATTTTTAAATAGTATATAACATGAAGAAAGTAATGAATTATTTTTCCTTTCAGTCCGTCTTAAAGATGGTGCTGATGTTACTCGCAGTTGCAACGGGTGGTGGCGTTCTCGCTTTGGCCGACAATGTTGAGCCACAGATTGGCAACGAGGGCGTTAAACCCGCATCTAAGGAAACGGTTGAGGCAAAGGAGCCTGTCAATCCAGAAGGTAATGATCGGCTGAGTCCGGGCGGCAAAAAGGATGGTCAGGACCTAACAGGATCTCAGGCTTCATCCACTCAGCTTCGCGAAGGTGGTCTGCTCGACAAGGAGTGGGACTCCGAGATTGTCAAGTTCTATCCTTTCAAGACTCCTATCCTCTCTATCGTTCGCCGGATGGCAAAGACCGTCAATATCAAGAACTGGTCTGTATCTCACCAGCGTGTGGGTGGCGAGACTCTTGATGGTCAGGTTACTCAGAAGATTGTAGCTGGCGATACAGTAGAAATCAACTCTACCAACTTCTCTGGCTCTATCCGTCCTTTCTACAAGGGTACCACTGTCATCGTGTCGGGTGTCCCTGGTTACAAGGAGGGTTCTAAGACTAAGACCGAGGGCACACTCATGCTCTACGTCATTGAGGCTAACGGCAAGAAGGCTGTCATGCAGGCCGTTAATGGTATTCCTAAGAACGAGGGCGATACGCGCGAAAACCTCGATAACATGACTTGTCCTGAAATCCCGGTAGGCACTACGCTGCTCGCTGCTTCTTCTGCGGCTTCCGAGTCTCAGCTTACCATTACCCCAGAGAACTTCCAGCCTCGCGAGAAGTCTGTCTATGTACAGAAGAAGTTGCTCAACATCGTCTTTACTGACGACTACGAAAAGGTAAAGAAGGAGCAGCCTATCACGGTGGCAGACCTCAAGACCGATGCTATCATCAAGTATAATCTCCGTGCTGAGCGCACGTACCTGATGGGCATTAAGTCTCGTTTCAAGGCTGAGACTGGCGATGGCCAGATTGAAGATGTATACACCTCTGAGGGCATCATCAATCAGCTTACCAACACTTACGCCATTGGTGACGAGTACACTCTCTCCGACCTGATTGCTATCTCAAAGTTGCAGTTCACAGAGTTCTCTGAGAACGACCGCTGCTTTGCTTTCTGCGGCAAGAACGCCATCGAGAGACTTGAGAATATCAAGCTTGAGGGCAGCCATCAGAACGACTTCATCAACCACAATGAGTTCGATTTGTCGTTCAAGCGATTCAAGGACACATTCGGATCTCTCGACTTTATCTGGGCTCAGACACTCGACCTTATGGGCATGTCTGACTTCATGGTCATCTTCGACCCTAAGGCTTCACGTCGTTACGTCAAGATTGGTAAGCGCGAGCAGACCAACGATATGTCCAAGGGTGGCGGCGAGGTCCGTGACGCAAAGCGATGGATTCACCAAGAGGCAGACTCTGTTGCTCTCCGTGGTTACAACTCTATCCTTGTCGGCCCTGCAAGCAAGATCAACAAGATTGCTACCGAGTCTTTGGGTGCAATCATCTCTGCTGCTAAGCTTCCTGCTACTCCTGCAAAGGGTATGAAGGTGGCTCTTACTAAGGATTATGTCAATGGTGAGACAACCTACGAGGCTGGTACTGTCTATTACTACGATGGTTCAGCTTGGTCTGTATACGCAGGTCAGGACGTAGCTGCGTAACGTGAGCTCTTTTTCATTTCAACCAACATATATTTACTCATTCTGGGGGCGGGTGCGGTAAGCCTCGCCCCCTTTTTAAATTCTAAAGAAATATGATTAAAACATACAAGGCGAGAGTCAGCAATAATAATGTAAGTTATCTGCTTGAAGGAAAGCAGGGCAACAAGGTACGATACAACTTCACTAACGGCAATGTGGTTATCAACAAGTATCCGTCACTGACACTTCGCAACAGATACTGCCAGGATCTCCTGGAGTCCAACCCTCTTTTTCTTAACAACACCATCATTCTCGAGCACTCCGAGGAGGAATACCCGGGCGAGCAGGCTGCTCTTGATAAGGAGAAGCAAGAAGCTGGGCAGGCGCACGAGGCTGGGCAGGCGCACGATGCCGTTGTGGCTGATCCCGAGCAAGAGAAAGAGCAAGAGAAAGAGCAAGAGAAAGAGCGGGTAATGGGTGTTGTTTCTACTGCAGACGTTATCGAGTATGTCAACAAGCGCTTTGATAAAGATTACCGCACTTTGGCTAATGCCATGAAACAGGCGTCAAAGTACAACATTATCTTCCCCGACTTCGAGCCATAATCCGCTATATATAAATAAGGTATAATGAAAGTAGATGAAATCATAAAACAGGTCCGATGGTGTATTGACGAGGAAACTTCTGGTACATCTTATATCACAGACGATAAAGATGACGTGTACATGGAGAATATCATCCGCGCCAAGATTCCGGATGCATTACATTGGATTGCTATTACTGCTTCCGCTTCTTCGGTACTTTCCTCATCTTCTTCTACACAGAAGAACGCTTCTTCCGATGTGGCATCTACAACCGCTACTATGACGGTAACTTCCTTTGATGGGCACGAGGATATTGGCGTTATCACAATGCCTTCGTCTGTCTCTGTGTTCAATATCAATCGTGTACGTGGCAAAGGGTGGCACAAGGCTGTCATTCCAGTAGAGGACACTTCTGACGAGGCACTGATGATGTTTGATGACACTTCCAAGGGAACCGTCGACCGGCCACAAGCTGCCATCATGCGCGTCAAGCCACTGCAGGTCTTGGTGCAGCCTATGCCTTCCGATGGAACGATTTCCGTATCTTATGTGGGAGTACCTACTGACGTAACAAAGGACAGTGGCGAGGAGGACGATTCTGTCGAAATCTCCGACAACTTCCGTGGTGCCTTCATCTACTATCTTGCCTTCTTACTTCTTTCTGCCTATGATGATTCTAAGGCTAATCAAATGTATTCTATTGCTCTTCAGCAACTGGGTGCTAACCAAACTAAATAAGATGGAAAAGGTAGCTACTTCATATAGCAACGAAGAAAATGCTTGGGTTTCCGAAGAACTAAGCGTGCATCGCAATGTGTACTTAACAATCAATCTTACCACTCCCGGCAAGGTTGTTATCAGGCAAAATTGCGGTGATGATAAATGGTATCGAGTTCCAATAAAGAGGCACAAGGATAATAAATCTTTCTGTTTCAGAATCCGCATACCATCCTCTCAATTCAAACTTAAAATTTTTACATCAACTCAACCAAAAGAAATTTGTTATGCCTACATTTAGAGAAGATATTAGGTTAGGGACGAAAGTTCCTCAAATGAAAACGGAAGATTACGAGGACAGATCTGTAACAACCGAAAAGTTAGCGAACGAAGCTGTTACTTCCGAAAAACTTGGAACAGGTGCGGTTCTGAGAGATAATATCCAGGATGGTGCTGTTGGCACTGACGAGATAGCGAACTACTCCGTAACAACCGAAAAGCTCCATGATGAAGCAGTCACAGAGAGTAAATTAGCAGAACACGCAGTTACTTCAAGTATCCTTGGAAATGGAGCTGTAGAAAGAGTCAATATCCAAGAAGGTGCTGTTGGCTCTAATGAAATTGAGAACAATGCCATCACTATCGAAAAGATTGCTCAGACTGTTTGGGATAAACTCAAAGATGAGTATCTCAGGCTGGATGGAGGCAACAGCATGAAGAACACTCTTGATATGGGTGGTAATAGTATAGATAGAGTCAATAGTATTGAGTCAAACAGTAGTTCTCCTGTTTTTATTAATCTAAGAAATGCTGAAGTTACAATAGGTGCTAATGACGACGAAGATCAAGGTGTATCTGTTCCCCAATGGGTAACTATTTGGAGAGACACTTCTTTCTATGGTAATGTAGAGGCAGCAGGCTTCAAAACCCACGACCGTTCAAAGCTTGGTCTCCTTAATAACAATGGAGGAGTAGCCAAGCCTTTGAATAGCGGTGAAATTCAGCAGTGTTTTTTAGTAGCATTTGGTTAATCTAAATAGTTATAAATATGAGTAACGAAACATATAACAGTTATCTTGACGCAGAGGGACTTGCATTGGTTCTTTCTGGTATCAGAGATAAGATAAACGCAGCAGCGGAAGGAATTACAAACACAAAAGGCAAAGCTAATGGTATTGCCTCGCTTGATGCTGGCGGTAATGTCCCTCTCTCTCAGTTGGGCAACCTTGACACTACCTTCTTCGAGGTAGTAACAGAACTCCCTACTGATATACGCAATATCAAAAAGCATATCTATATCCTCAAGGGCAACAAGGATGGCGATAACAACAAATATGCAGAATATATCTACACAGGTGACCTGACAGATGCAGGTGATTTAGCAGGAGATGTTGATGCAACAAAATGGGAGAAACTTGGTGACTTCGTTCCTACTTTCGACCTTCAAGAGTATGTCAAAAAGGCTGGGGCTGTGGCAAAGTTGAAATTTTACGATCCAGTTTGGAATGATGCATGGGATGGCGATGATGATCAACCATCTAAAACAGCTATCAGAATTGAGTTTGCCGATGGTTCACACAAATATCTTATTGTCCCTGAAGCCGAGGCACCAATAGACGCATCACGTTCTAATTCCGAGTCAAGTGACGAAAGAGACAAACCTTTTCTAACTCCTGGACGTGCTGGATTCATGTCACCTTCCGACAAGAAAAAACTTGATAAGATAGACCTCAATGCCCTTACTGCATCCATCAACGCTGCAAATACCGCTGCCGATAATACAAATAAAGCTATCCAAGCAGCAGAGACTGCAACGACAGGAGCAGAAACTTGCAATGTGGAGCTGTCAGGCTCAACAATATCTGTAACAAACCGAAACGGAGAAACCAAGTCGGTAGATGTTATCAATACTGATGAGGAGGTGACTGTTACTATCGCATCTTCTGTTGACTCTATCAAGGTGGCTGGTATCAAGATTAATGTATTCCTCAATAACGGCAAAACACCACAAACTTATACTACCAACGCAGAGGGTAAAGTTACATTCACTGTTGCCCGAGGTAACTACTATCAGGTTGTGTTCCCCGAATATGGCAATGCTCAACCTATCGCTCCTCAAGGTTATACTGCCGTGCTGGGTAGCCGCAATATCAATGTGGAATATCTGCCTTATGACGAGGACAGCATGGAGAAGGTAATCATCACTGCTACCAAGTATGTTGAGAACGTAGGCACAGCTTGGGAGGGTATTCCTGTTATTGTGACAGTCGACAAGAAGGCTACTACCTATCAGACAGATGAAAAAGGCCAGGTGACAGTGTTCGTTCCATACAAGAAGGAGTACACAGTTGTCATTAACGACCAAGATGGCTACAATGTTAGCTTCAACAAGAACTCGAGAACTTATACGGCAAATGTTCCTCAAAGGCTTATCGATTACAGGTTCTATCAGTTCAAGGCAGGTATCTTTGTCGTTGATGCGAATAAAAATGAATATTACATCGAAGACTGGGTGGCAGCTGAAAGAAATGCCGATGATGCAGTGGCTATCAAGGTGGCAGACGCTTCGCTTTCTATCAATCATGGTACTTTCTGTATTCGTACAAGCGATATTAAGAATGTGTCAAAACTGATAAGTACATCGTGGTGTACGCAGAACTTGCAGTTCAATTCTATTGCTCTAAATGGTAATAATGTAAAAGATGCAAATTACTACAACGGAGAGTCTTCATCATACCTTATCAGGCAGGAGGCTCAGGAGCGGAGCTTGTCTGTGCCAGCCTTTGATTATGCCTATGGTCAGATATTCAACCTTGGCGGTGAGGATTTGCATGGATTTGTCATGTCGGTTGGTCAGGAATACGTACACGTAGCCAATATCGGTATCATCAAACAGGTACTGGAAACCTTGTATGGTGAGACGGTTGCGACAGACTACTACAACTTCTTAATGAAAAAATACAGGTGGACTTCTACGCAGAGCAATGCTACGTACGCTTGGATCTACAGTAGTAGTGCGGGCAACTACGGCTTCAAGTCGAACAGCTTCGTGGTTTTGCCAGTTTTCGCTTGTTAACCTCTTTATCTCTTCATCTCTTTAAATCTCTTTTCAAAATGGCACTTACAGAGAATTTGTTTATATACAAAGATACGCTCGTCTTGTGCAAGATACTTCTCAAGTACAGCAAGACCGTCAGCAAGATTGTGAGATACAGCACCTATAATGAGGCTGTCAGCAAGGCTTGCGCAGCCCTCGATATGATACGCAGAATCAACGAGAGCTGGACGGAAAGAGAAGAACGTATCCATGAATATATATTGCTCATGTCGGAAGTCAACTCAAGAATCAACCTCCTCACGGATGCTGAGTTTCTGAACAAGAAACAGGCAACCAACCTCAATCATTTAGCGGAGAAGGTACTGAGAGAGGCGTATGGCTGGCAGAAGGCAGAGCAAAAGCGCAAAGGTGAGAGTCGTGAAGCTGTAGGCAACACGAGGGTGCCGTCACTAAAGTGACAAGGGGTATTAACACGCAACTCTGAAAAGAGAAGTGTTCAGACCGTAAAAACGGAGAAAATACCGAGATACGCAGAGCAATGCTACGAACGCTTGGAACTACAGTAGTAGTGCGAACAACAACAACAAGTCGAACAGCAACGTGGTTTTGCCAGTTTTCGATTATCTGGTAGTGACGATTATCTCTGTATTTGCCATTTAAAAAATGAAATTTGAGAAAGAGTATGTTACGATAGAAGAGGTGTATGTCGCCTATTACGACTGCTGTAAGCATAAAGGCTCGACCGATGGTTGCATCGAATACCAGATGAACTATATTGCGAATAATTATCAACTATATACCGAACTCAACTCGATGATATACGAGATAAGCAAGAGCAAGACTTTCTGTGTAACGAGACCAAAGCTCAGGGAAGTGTTCTGTGCTGCATTCCGAGACAGAATAGTACACCATCTTCTTGCGATTAAATTTGTAGACATACTCGAAGGAGAAATGACAGACAAGGCGTATGCATGCCGTGTGGGTAAGGGAACTGATTACGGTATCGCTGATGTAAAGAAGGAAATAAAGCGAGTGAGCGATAACTATGCCACGGAAGCGTGGGTGCTGAAATGCGACCTACAGGGCTTCTTTATGAGTATAAATCGCTCGCTCCTTTATAAACTCCTTGAAAAGGTTATCAGGGAAAAGTATCATGGAGGTGATATAGAATGGTGGCTATGGCTATGGAAGAAAGTTATCTTGCACGACCCGACGAAGAACTGTATAAGAGTTGGTGATTTGAGTTTGTGGAATAAGCTGCCGAAGAACAAGTCGCTATTCACCTGTGGAAAAGGTATCGGCTTGCCAATCGGAAACCTACCATCACAACTTCTTGCAAACCTTCTGCTGTCTTCATTCGATAAGTTGATGATAGAGCGAGTAGGTAAAGATGGTGGGTGTGGCAGATATGTAGATGATTTTGTAGTTATCAGTAGGGATAAAAAACTACTTCTGAATATCCTACAAGAATCAAGGGATTATCTGCTAAAAGAACTTGGTCTTACACTGCATCCACGAAAGGTTAGCCTACAGAGGGCATCGAGCGGAGTGAGGTTTACAGGCGCAATAATTCGCCCAGGCAGAACTCTCCCAAACTCACGGACCGTGGAACATCTATATGACGTGATAGATAAATTCGGAATGATGTCCGACCCTAAAGGTGAAGTGTTGCAGAGGTACGTAAACCGCATCAACAGCCTGATGGGTGTTCTTGCGCATTACGACTCCTTTAATATAAGGAGAAAGGCATGGGCGATGATGCCACATAAAGATAGAGTATTTTGCGTAAATATGAAGAAAATTAGAATAAAGTATAACTATAAAAATTTAAAAAAAGATTATGGAGAAAATTAATTTTATCAAGACCTTTATTCCTCAAGGTCAGTACAGGCAAAAGTATGAGTACGGAGACATGGTGGTATATCACATCAATGCCGAGTTTAACAAAGAGATGAACGCTTATGAGTGCTACGAATGTACTCTGCCGAAAGCTACGTTCGATGAAAGTAAATTAAGGGCTGCATTTGCGCAATTCTCAGCTAACATGGATGCCTTGAAACTCGAACAGGCGAAGTCTGAAAAGATTGCCGAGATAACTGCTTATGACAAATCATCGGCAGTCAACTCTTTCCTTCTCAATGATAAAAAACGCTGGCTTGATATTGACTTACGAAGAAGTCTGTCTTACTCCACCAACATACTTAAAGAAAACGGAGAAAAGACTGTTGACATCTGGTTCGATACAGAGTGTGAAACAATGGATATTGACAACGCTCTGTATATGCTGAAAGAGTTGGAAGTCTATGCCAAGCAGACAAACAACGTAACACATCAGCATAAGGCAGAAGTAATGGCTCTTACCTCAATAGAAGGGGTCGAGGCTTATGATATAACGAAGGGTTATCCCGAAAAATTAGTATTTTCATTTTAACCCATCCATACTCGCTTGCATCAGCTTCCCATGCAGATAGCACACTTCTTCTCCATACATATCAAGGAGGAAAAAGTCTGCTATATGCTGAACCACATGAAGCATTTCATGTCCGATACTATTGATGCACTCAGGGTACGATGAGGCTTCCCCTATAACGACAACACTTTTTCTTTTGTCTATATTAGAGTAGGTAAGCCCTTTATTCAGCTCACCTTTGAGCATAAGATTACAAGCATCTTCGAGAGGTACGCCATGACAGCCCAACTCACGAAGATGCTTTCTTATTCTCATTGCGTCATTCCTGCCGGCATGATAACACACACGAATAGTCCAGTCATACTGCTCTAAGTAAATTTCCTGTTCCCTCATAATATCTCATCCCAAGGAATACCTACCCCATTATGAGCGCAGTCAGCATAGAAGCGGTTGAAGATAAAACCATCCTGTTGATCTTCATCATCAACATAGTCTTTCACAAACTTGGCAAGAGATTTCTCATCCATTATAGAACTCCCGTAGAAGTCTGCCACACACATATTGGCAATATAACAGGCATCATGGCCGATGTTGTTCTCTAACACAACATCGTGTTTTCTCAGCAGTTCTTCTACACTCTCGCTGCTCATTGCCTTAATGCGTTTCCCGTTCTTTTTCATCTGAGCCACTGCCCACTCGCACATTTTCTTGTTGAAGTGCCAGCCGTTGTGTCTCAGATATGCAACCATTTCTTTCGGTTTGTAATCATACGCATCAAGCGATTCTCTATATTTTGTAGCCATAATCGTCTAAAATTTAAATGGGTCTGGCTCCGACATTTATGTCGTGACCAAACCCACATAGTTAGTTATTATTATTCCTCCCAGTCTTGGTAGTCACGTTTCTCTCTGCGCTCACGACCGTCACGCATTTCTTCATCGTAGTCGTCGTATTCACGCATGCCACTTCTACCACGACCTCTGTAGTCCGGCATACGGCTTCTTTCTCCGTATCTGCCACGGCTGTCACGTTTCATTTCGCTCAGGCAATTCATAGCCTTATCGAAGTAACGCAAGCCTTTCTCTACGTTTTCGTACAAGCCATCAAACTTGTCCTCTTTAATCTCAATCATTACCATAATCATAAGATTTTAAATGAATAGGTAGGAGATTACTTGCTCATGGTCTGCTGAAGCCATCCCATCATCTTGTCAATCTTGCCCTCAATGCCTGAAACCTTACCTTCCAGTTTGTTGATTTTCTCGGTCTGTTCCTTCTCCTTGGCTATCTGGGGGTTGAGTTGCTGTAGCATTCCCTCACAAGATTTAACGACTCTCTCATGGTAATCTACGCTCTCCAGTATCGCCTTGGACTGTCTCAGCATTGCATCAACCTCTGCGCTCATGGCTTCCTTGTTGTCGCTAACTACAAGGTTCTTGTCGTTGGCTATCTGTCCGTTAGCAGGTAGCTTTTTGAAATCCACCTCCTCATCACCCAGCTTCACCTTCACGTCCACCACAGTCTCCATAGGTTGAGGAGTAAAGCCGTTGTTGAAGGATGGGTATCTCGTCTGAGGGTTGCTTACTGAAACCACCTGGCCAATCTGCAAGTTCGGGTTCTCGCCCTTGTCGAGTACATAAAATAAGGAATTTGTTCGTAGTCCTTGAAACATAATGTAATCTCCTATTATCTATTCTTGTTAAACAATACCCGTCATCAGTTGAAGGGTGTTAGTGTCTCTCTCAAACCAGAGCTGAACCACTCCAGTTCCCGGCACGTCTGCAACCGTCAATGCTTCACCATTGAACTTGCTCACAGCCTGTGTCACTCCGTTGGTCTCGAAAAGGATAGGCAGCGTACCAGTCGTTCCAGTCGGAATAGCCTGCTTCAGATTTACGAAAATCGTTCCTCTGTAGTTGGCATTCACGAAGGCGTGGTTCTTGAAGGTGAACACCACATCAGCAGTATTCACCACCACGCCCGTAGAAGCGATAGCTGCCGAACCGTTACGATTCACCCATGTATAAGGTCTTAACCATAACATAGCGGCCTCCTTTCTTAACCCCAGAATCCTGCATTGTTGGCAGCATTCAAACCATACTGATAAGCCACGCAGTTAGGAATGGCCTGGAATGGCTGATATGGTACAGTCACCGTATTCGGCTGGGCGCATTTGATTGCGTTGACTTCACTCTGCAAACCAGCCAAAGCAGCATTTACAGGCGCAAGTGATTGACCGATAATCTGAGAAGTCATAGCAGAAGACTTGAATGTGCTGTTCTCCTCACGGAGTGCATCAATCTTGTTCTGCATTTCTCTGAACTCGGCTTGCTTCTGACCATCAACGATAGTCTGTGTACTTTCCTTGATAGCATTATGCAAGTCGCAAGTCTGCTGCTGAGTAGCATAAGCGAGAGAGGAAGCTGCACGCTCCTGACCTACAGCCACGTTGTTGATGGCATTCTGTAAAGTACCAGTCTGCTGGCACATAGCCAACTTGATATTACCATCCATAGCGGTAATGCTGTTATTGGTCTTGCAGCAGCATTCTGCCAACTGGGTAGCGATTGCGTTGTTACCCTGCATGATGGCGGTCAATACCTGATTAGCAGTCATACCCATCTGGTTGCCGACACCGCAAATCTCCTTGCTTACACCATTGATGGCAGCGATAACGTTACCGGTAGTAGTGTTGAGAGCAGTAGCGAGCGACTGAACATCGTAGCCATTGCGCTGAACTGCCTGCATGATAACAGCCGTATTGGCATCGTTGTTAATCATAGGAGCAACACCGCCCTGTCCGTTAGGCATGAAGCCACCACAGTTGGAACCGCCGAAGAAGTTACCTCTACCCATGATGATGAAGAGAAGCAAGATGGCAAACAAATCATTGCCCCATCCGCCACCATTGCCCTTTCCGTTACAGAGAGCAATCAAACTTGGATCTACACCCTGCTTCTGCATGAGTGCTGGGAGCATAGCAAGAATGCTATTCAAACCGCCACCTTGGCTGGTTCCATTCTCCCCGAATACGTAAGTTTTTGATTCTGACATAATAAATGATAGATTAATCGTTTCGTTCACTATTGAACTTGTTGCAAAGTTACAAAGAACTTCACCCCTTTCCTAACTATGCTCAAAATAAAATTTTCTCCCTATAATCCACTGTTAATCAGTATTTTATATTGAGCCATTTCATGCTCATTTATTTAGTAAAAGTCTAAACTACAAAGAAATCACCCCAAATATGGTACAACCTATCATTATTTTCGCTACCTTTGCATAAAAATAAAACTTATAGCATATGGAAACAATTATTTCGGTTATTATATTCGCGGTCCTGTTTATTTTATCCTGCCTATCATTGTATCGTGTATGTACAGTAGGTAAAACAAGTGGTGCAATAGTTCCTAAAAAAGAAATGTATGATATGCACTTCGCTCCGAAAATAAGAAGACAGCATGTACGTTTGTTAGCCTTGCTATTTTTTGGAATGGTACTTGTTGTTGTATATTATTTTATGCCAACTAAGTTAGGCAATTACGTTTTCATAGAAAGGGATTTTCCTAATCACAAGCAAACCATTCATTCGAATAGCTCATGCCCTTTAATCAAAAAAGGATATAGTGTAAACGAAGTACACTACTATACATATACGCCTTACGTTGATTGCTTCTGTTATAGATGTTTCTATGAGTCAGATGCCATCAAATTAACTAAAGGAGAAAAATAAGGAGTGAGCATTAAGCCCACTCCTTTCTTATTTTAGTTCAACTTGTCGAGTTCATTCACTGCCCTCATCATAATATAATCAATATTCTGATTGGCAAAGTTGATACTCTCTGCATCGTTCGACTTGTTGCGTAGTTCCTTCCACTTCTTCATTTCCTTGGTAGCCGTTTCGATAACATTCATCTTCTCAGCTCCCTTTGATTGCTTAAACTTGTAGTAGTCGCCATAATTCTTAACCAGCTCATCCAAAGGAACTTTCTTTGACTTCAAGCGTTTAGCATTCGCTATCATCTTTTCAGTCTCATCCAAGTAGTTATACCACTTGCTCTTGGTTCTTTGAAGGCTTGTCTGCTCGCTTGGTGTATAGAACAGGGAGCGCACAAAAGGAATATCCTTTGTTTCAGTGTCCTTTCCTTTCTTAACAAGTCCTCCGACTCTCTCCATAAAGGTGGCAGCACCTCCAAGATAACTACTATATAAGTGCTGCAGCAAAGATGGATCTGTCGCAGCATCAAGGAAATCATTTCCCTTCATGTTCTCATTTCCAGGAGCTACATCGTTCGACCATGCGTTGGCTTTCTTGTTGATGTTGATGAGCCATTCAGGTGTACCCTTGTAGGCCAGCATCCAAGATGGCTGGTTCTCGTCAAACTTATTCTCTCTATGGATAGGAGCACCCTTCCAGTCTGAGTTAAAGAACCATTCAAAGATAGGAGAAGTTGCAGATGGAGCAATGGCTTTGATGGTCTCCTCTCCAGGGTTCTTACCGAATGAGGCGTTTCCAAGATAATCAGCCACGGGAACCAGTTGAGACATACATCCTACAGCATCCAGTGCAGGGTTCTTCTGCCCACTTATATTCTTCGAGAAAGTAAGACCAGCCGCCAAGTCACCCAGACCATAGAAAGCCCTTTCCTCAATAGCAAGCGGAATAGTGATAAACTCGCCACCTCCTACGTAGATACAGAGATTGTTTCTTCTGATATAGTCAGGAAGCTCTCCGTATGGGTCCTTCACTCCCTTTCTGTCCTTTTCATCCTCACTGGCGATAAGCATATTGTTGATAAGAGCCATAGCCATACCACTCATCATTGGACCGGCCATGATGTAACCTATCGTTCCAGCCTTGTTGTTCTTGAAGTTCTTGATCAGGAGGTTGGTACTCTGCACTCCCGCATTGAAGAACATTGACGAGTTTCTGAACCAAGAAGCCCAGAAACCATAGACATTCTTTCTTGCAGTCTTAGCATTACTCATCTCTCCGTTCTTGAACGAATAGATGGCATTACCCGAACCGTGTCGGTTAAAGTTGACAGAAACCTCCTTGGCATCATAAGCAGAGCGAACAGTCGAACGGCCAGCATCGCGGCTCGCGCAATAAGTAGCAAAGCGAGCCAAGTTCTCTGCAACCTCGTTGGCGTTCTCCAAATTCTTGAAGATAAAATCAAAGACATTCTTTGATACTCTGGCCTTGCCGTTCTTCTCTGTCTTTACATGAAGTTTGTACTCGGAAGTGAGGTCTTTCATGCTCTTTATCTGAACCCAGCCTGTCTCACCGCCGTTCTCCATGAACTCCTTGAAGTATCTCTGAATCTTATCGGAAGTGTCGAGTGTGCCGTTTCTGTACTTAGAGAACAAGCCGAAGCCTGTCATTTTCTTAAAATCACTCAGCTTAGTGTTTCTGATACCCTCGATAAGTCCAACCTGAGCATAATACTTTTCGAAAGTCTTGGTGTATGCCATACCTTCCTTGGCAAGCAGGTTGGTAGAAGCAAACTCAAAGTCTCTTATCATATTACGCATCACGAACTCTGGGTTATATGAAGTACAGGTTTGAGCCATGAATCTTGATATGGCGGCAGTAGTTCGTCCTACCAATGACTCGTTCTTATGCTCCAGCATTCCGTTCAGAGCCTGCGCTGCTCTTGGGTTGCCGTTGATAACAAAGCTATGCTTCTTTCCGGCAATCATTACATCAACAATATGTTGCGATTTGTTCTCCGCTCTCTGGAACTTATAGCCGATTCTTCCTCTTCTATACACCTTTGTCGCCAACCCCTTTGATTCCAAATCCTTCATTTCCATATTGAAGTCTGCTACTATCTGATTTATTTCATCAGCCGTAGCGTTCTCGGGAATGTCTGGGTAACGCTCCACGGTGGTGTGAGTGATAGGGTCATCGGCGTACCAAACCTTAGTCTCCGTCACAAGATTATTGTTCGAGTTGTTTCTTACGAATCTTGCAAATGCCTGACGGATAGCGTTCATACCGCCATTTTTGATAGCTCTGTTACCCATCGCACCAATCTGCGCCAGCACGTTTGTCTCACTCAGATACTTGTGTCCTCTCGCTCTCATGATCGTGCTTCCGATGTAACTCTTCGGGTCTCCCTGCTCAGTAATGTAGCCATAAGTATCTTCTGCAGTAGCCTCATCATACTTTCTCAAAGGCACATACCAGTTGAACATATCAGAAACATGACCGTAAAGTTCTCTGCTGATAAGACCATTCTTATAGTCAGCATCAATAGAATACTGGGTGGCAGCCTTCAACTTATCCCAATAGTCCTTAACAGACCCCTTCTTGATACTCTCCATCTTCGCTTCCGAATCCATCACGCTCTGAATAGCCTCTGCATCATCGTATGGATCAGAAGATTTCGCCACTTCCTGTATAGCGTGAATACCCGAATAGTCATGTTCGCCAGCATCAAACTTATTGTCACTATCCACGTAGGTGCGGATGAAATCGTCCATGCGCTCATAATAAGTCTTCAAGTCGATGTCTCCACGCTCCAATTTCTCGTCAAGGGTAGCTTTCTCGTTGTTCCAATCGAACTCCACAGTATCAGCTAACTTCTTAGTCTTCTCGTTCATGCGCATATACTTCAAGGCATCACGCACATACAAGATACGGTTTCGCTCCAAGCCGTGCTTGGTAATCATATAGAGATTGAAGTTTCTTATCTTGTCGTCTGTCTTTTTGCCTTCAAAGGCATCGAGTACTCCAGCCATAGCTTTCTCCAAAGGACTCATGATGTTTATCTCGAACATCTTGGACGCATCGCTCATCGCACCCTGCATGGTGTTCTGCAGCATATAAGGATTCTCCGAAGAAGCAATATCCTCAATCTTCTTATCCGGAACAATGGCATTCATCAACTTCTTCAAGGAAAGCATATTATCCATATAGCTCTCCGTAGCCATATAGCCATGAGCGTCAAGTGAACGATGGTATCTGTCAAGGGCAGTAGCTGCGGTTGGGGTAGTACGGAAATGAATCTGTCCGTCTGTAGCCTCCTGATAATCTGCCTTTGGTAAGTCTGCCAGGGAACGAGCCTTGCCATCATTTTCGTAGAACACGCCATCACGGGAAACCACACTCCGAATATCCTCATGGTCGAGACGGAATTTCACCGCCTCGGCTCTCAGTTTCCAATATGGATCATTCGGATTCTTCTGCAAGTTCTTGCTCAACCAAAGCAAGTACTTCACATCTTTAGTATTAGGAGCAATACGATAACCGATTTCATGAAGAAAATCAGATACCTTATTCTTGATACCATTCCAGAATCCAGCTTCGCCCTTGCCATCCTCGGCGAGTCGGGCGATACCTTCCTCAATGGCATCGTAGATATTCATAGGGTTGAACTTTCTCTCCTCATCCACCAGCTTCTTCAAAGCCGCATTCTCTGGCTTATCCAAGTCGTACCATACATCACGAAGGAACTTCTCGAATCGCTCTTCACCGAAAAGCTCTCTCATTCCCTTGTGTCCTACAACCTCATGCCAGATAGTCTTCTCGGCAGTATATCTGTCATGGATATTTGGCATATATAGACAAACCTCCCCTGTCTTTTCATCGTACCAACCGGTTATATTCCTGCCTTCCTCAATAGCTGCCTTTGCTGCCTTGTTGGTGATTTCATCAACCGATGAAACCATCTTTACCTTTCCGCCAGTCTTCTGAGCCACCTTCTCCACATGGCTCTCAACCGATGAAGCAGGATAGTTGCCATCACCATGGTCCGTGCGGAATTTAGTGCCGCTGTCCTTACCCCATACCTTGAAGGCATCCTTTGTCATTTTCACGTTAACGAACTTAGCCTGAGGGAACTCCTGTTCCAAATCAGCCATCTGCTGCAAGAACTTCTCCTTGGTTTCGGGAGCCTGTCTTCCCGATTCAACGGTAGTAATAGGAACGCCCAGTTTAGCCAACTCCCTAACCTGATTAGGAGTAACCACATTCCAAGGGATAGCCAAGCCAGTGTCCTTCAACTGCTCAGCGATACTCTCAGCCACCTCTGAATCAGGAACCACTCTCACCGCCTTTCTCCAGCGTGACAACATCACCTGTCTCTGTCTGTCCTTCGGAAGAAGACTGTTCACGGAACCAGAGTGCCAAGGCACAAGTCCCACGGCATCCTTAGCGCCCTCAGCATGATAGCCACTCGTCTTCTCGCTCTCTGGAATCTCCCATTCCACTACCTTGATGTTACCTCTTGCGTAAGCACCTGTAAACTGGTCGTTCATCATAGAAGTGGAAGTGTGCATATAAGGATTGTAGGCAGCAGGCACATCTCCCTCGCCAACACCCTTATTCTTGTCAGTCTTCACAAGGGTAAACTTGCCGTTCTTTACAAGATCATGTCGCTCGTCTGCGCCCATCCATGCACCAATCTCTGTAGCATCGGTACGCTTGCCGTCAATGATAGCAGCCATAGGGGAGTACAACTTTCCGTCCACCTCCTGCATTCCGCTATACATTCTGAAAGTCTTCTCCTTGTTGAGGCGGTCCAGCTCGTCCTTGTCTGTAACCTTATAGGCAAATCCGTCCTGCTCAATCTCATTCATGGAAATATCATCAATGGTTTCATTGAAATCATCCATGATGTCATTGAGTGCCTTATCCATCTTATCCTTGTCTGAAATCTCAAAGAGCTTCTTCATGGCATCCTTCACTCTCTGCAAGATAGAACGGTCGCCCTTTCTTGCAAATTCATGTGCAGCATTAACAACCCTATCCAAGATAGACAAATCCATTGCCTTCCTCTGTCTTGAATCAGCCATCTGAGCAGTTAACTCATAAGCATCAGTCAGACCATATGGCTCTTCTTTGAAGCGTTCCTTATCATCCTTTACTCGGTCGTAGATTTCAAGAATAGTCTTTACACCCTCTATCTGCTTAGGAGTCAGAACACCCTCTGCTTTACCTTTCTTAACGAGATTGATAGCACCCATCGTTGCCTCATGAATCATTTCATGCAGCATAATGGTAGGGGCGGAATCGTCAGGAGCCTTGGTCTTTACCAGACCATCAATGTACAAATCAATATTTCTATATATATCGGCTTCTCCTGACGCCTTGTTTGGGCTTTCAGCACTCACCTTGATATTAACACCAAGACGCTTGCTTATATCGAGAGCTTTTTGGAAGAGCTCAGCTTTTGCTTTATCTCTATTTGTTTCCTTAAAAATTCGTTCAACGTCTCCAAGTGCGAACGCTCCTCCTGGCTGCAATCCCCAAGTCTCTCTGAGATTCTTTGCTCTAACGTCTCTATAGGCAAGTTCTCTGTCAGCGACGGCGAGAATGGTCTTATAATATTGGAGTAGATAAGAGCCTCTATTTCCCTTACCGTCATTCTTACCACCAAGATGTCCTCCGATGGACTGTCCTGATAACTTTTCAACTTTTCGTTCATAATCATTCCTGTAATATTCAATAACACTTCTGCCAAGATTAGAAAATTCATCTACGGCATGGTCTGCATCATCAACAAGTCTTGACTTGTCTCTATCTTCTGCATTCTCTACTATTTCTTCTATGGCAGAATCAAATGTCTTTTCTATCTGCGAAGATACGTTTTTATCTACATCTTCGGGAATGATTCTACTATTCTTAACATCTTTTGCATCTGTTTTAGAATACTGCAAGCCTCGGTCCTCACGGAAGTGGGTGCCACCGTTCTTCTTGTCAGAAATGTACTTCTGCATTTCTTCCTCGCTCATACCAGCGAGTTTGCAGGCCAACTTCTTCATTTCATCAAGTGCAGCCTTGCTGTTCTCGCTATAGACGCGGTTCTGTTCTTGGTCAAAACGCTCGTACACCTTAGAGTAGTTTTCTTTGGTCCACTCTTCATTATGCTTGATACTTGGGAAGGAAATACTATAATCTCTATACGCATTCTTATCGAACACGCTGATACCATTCTTTTCAATAGTTACAGTCATGCCCTTGATATCCTCGATGTCCTTCTTGAAGGTGCGAGCCTTCTTCATTGATTTCATCTGAGTATCAATGATGCGGTCAGGCATCTGCACGTCTCGCAAATCCTCAAAGAAGTCCTCTATCTTGTCATAATGGCCACTAAGATCTATCTTCTCGGGGTAGCCTGCCTTGCTTCTCAATGTGTCATCAGTAATCTTGTCCAATACTACGACACGGCATCTTACGTTCGTACCTGCCTGTTGGAAAACAATGTCTGGCAAATCCACCTCGGCACGCATGGCTACGTTCTTCTGCTCACCGTACCACTTATCAAATTTCTTGTCAGTGCTGCCTCTTGGAATGATAGCTACCACACGGCCACCCTCATCAAGATGCCTGAAAGCCTTGTCGAGGTGTGCGATAGCCGTTGTGCCTGCTGTTCCAAAAGGTGGGTTCATAACAACCACGTCATGCTTGTTAGCTACATTGTAATTCTCAAAGGTGTTGTTGAGGAACTTTCTGCCTAAACCGCCTGCCTTCAACTGCAACTTGGCAAAGAGGCTCTGGCTTGGTTCAATACTCAAAAGTTCATTACTCTTAGATACGTAGCGGGCTATAGCTCCATGTCCGGCACTTGGTTCCAACGCCGTATCTCCTTCTCCCATGTTTGCCCATTCTACCATCTTGTAGCCAAGTGGCTCTGGAGTTGGAAAATAGTCAACACCTTCACGATTATTCTTATTCAGCTTCTGGTTGCTGTAATAATCAAGCACCGCATCATCGAATGGATCAGAGTCACTTTGCTTAGGTGCATCAAACTCCTTGCCGCCTACGCCCTGTTGGTCGATAGGAATAATACCGCTATGCTCTAAGATGCCATTTGCGAAGCTGTCACGCAAATTACGTGCCTGACTTCCCAAAGCCAAGTTCTCTGTAGTACTTACTTGATTGTTGAACTTCTGCCCGAAAAGCATCATTTCTGAGTTCAAGCCCAAGATAGGATATTCAAAAATGGCATTGCTCTTGTTTCCGATACGGTAAGTTCTACCCTCAATCTGCAGAGCTGTAATAGGACTCTGTGGCAATCCAAGCGTAATCAAAACACGCTGATGATTTCCGGTTACATCATGAAGTGATATTCCCTCCTTACCAGAGGCTTCCTGTATTACAATGATATTCTTTCCGCTGTTATCATCATTAAATGTATCGACAGCCTTATCCTTTACCTTTTTACTTTCCTTGCCACTAAAGAACAGCACATTATCCCTACCGAACACCTTGGCGATTTGCTCTCTTGGCATACTATAGTCCAAAGTCTGCTCCCAGTCCAACAGGTCTGCGTACTTGTTTCTAAATTCAGTACACTCCTTGATCGCCTCGTTTCTTTCCTTGCCGGGCTTCATTTCCGCAATCATGTGATTTGCGTATTCCAGCATATAAGCAAATGGAGGCTGGATAGGGTTCTTTGTCTCCACTCTGCGGTGGAACACGACAATCTTTCTTCCAGCAGCCAAGTGGTCTTTCATTCTCTGAATGATGTTGGCCACCTTCATAGTCTCAAAGAGAGCGCTGCCATAGTTGTAATCTCCGATAGTCCTGCTGTATGCCTCGCCAAGGTAGCGACCTTTCACGGCTTCCTCTACAGCATTGTTAAATTCGTCTGCATGGTCGGGCGCAACGGTCGGGAAGTCTCTTGAATAGTCGTATGCGCTATCTATGATTCTTCCGCTCATTGTGCCAAGAGTGTCCTGCAGGTAGTCTGAGAAAGCAACCTCTTGCTTGGCAACCGCTGCCGGGTTATCCGTCTTCGCCTCCAAGCGGTTGTATCGGTATCTGTAGGCGGCTCCGAAGTGGTCAAGATAGAAACGGCTTCTGCCACTCATTCTTGAACCATCGTCCTCTGGGAACTTAAAGATATACCCTTCGGCATAGTCAAGATTTTCTCTTGTGTTGAACGGTGTTGCTGAAAGGAATATCGTCTTGGTGTTCTTCCAGGTATTCTTGGCCTGCTCCTTCAACTTTGGTTCCACGTTATTGTAATAGTGCTGCTTTGCGGAAGTAAAGTCTTGGTAAGCCTTGCCCAACTTGGGGAAAGCTGTTGCGTCTGCGAGAGCAAAACTATTCAATTCCTTTGGCAGCTGGCTAAACGTGGCGTTGACGACATCTTTGGCAGTTGCACTCGGATGACTCTGCTTGTATTCTTTCTGAATGCGCTGAACCTCCTTTTGCCTCAGCTCGTTAAATCTGTCAGCTGCATTCTGCATCTTCTGATAGTGTGGGTTGATGGTCTGCAATCTGAGGAAGCAATGATTTTTATCTCGGTTTGTCATCATGTAGTGCTGCATACTTCTTGCTGTCTCAGCGCCCTTCTTGTTTTCCATAATACGATGGCACTCGTCATAGATGACTGCATCCCATTCTGTTTCAAGAAGCTTCTTGTTAAGGCCGAAGTTTGCAAAGGTGGTGATAACCATACCGTCACCACTTTCTGTTGTTGCAGTAGTTCCCTTTTCCTTGGCAACAGAATCCAAATCACGGATATCCAGTCCAAGATTCTTTCCATCCTTCATCCAGTCATTTACTTTCTTTTGACTTGGAGTAATAAAGAGTATTCTACCCTTGCCTTGTTTGGCAAGACGTTTGGCAATACCTAAGCCTGTGTAGGTCTTGCCTGTACCCGTTCCGTTTGTGAACATATAGCCCTTGCCATAAGCGTGCTCGCGGTCTGTATGATCCTTTCCGAAGAATTGAGTTTCTGCTTTCAGCACATCATCTTGCTGCTGAGGCAAGAGGAAAGGTAAGGTTTCTTCTATATTCTTGCGGTCGCCAATCTTCACTTCGATAGGCTCTGCGTCCATCTGCTTTTGGTACTTAACATCAAGTTCCTCGCCAAGTTTTTCTCTTAACTTTTGGTTTCCGTAGATAGAACACCATTCCGCAATGGTATGGGTTTCACCATCCATAGGCATCTTGGAGTTCCACATTTCCTTGATGAAGTCGTCTATATCTTGGTCGGTAAAACCACAATCCTTCAAGCCGCCAGCAAAGGTTTCACGGATATGATTAAACCAATCCTTTACTTTATAGATTCCCTCGTCAATGATAGCCATACCGTACTCCTTTACGGCATTCATTACGGTAGGCACATACTCCATCTGATCTGGAGTAAGAAGTTCAAATGAACCTAAGTGACCACTACCACCCTTACCAAACTTGCGTTTCTTTAGTTCGGCGATAGCTGCGAGTGCAGCAGACTTTTTGTCTGCTACATTCTTCTTTATTTCTTCTCCTGTGCGACCTCTCCAAGTAGTTCCTTGCTTGGCTGCAGGCTTCCGCTTTGCATCTGGCTTAGCAGGTCTATTGCTGCTTTCTCGTCCTCTTTGCTCAGATACATTTCCATCTTTGCCAGTTGAACCGCTTCCTTTGGTGTCAGTATTTCCGGAAGGTACTGCGCCCATGTCGGATGAGTTTCCTTCACCTTGCTTATCGCCTGGTTTTCCAACAGATAGAGTAGTGTCGTTCTGATTACCCTCTCTGCCCTCTGACTCTCCGGGTGCAGCTTCGTTGCCTGTTCCTCTATCCACTGGTCCATCAGATCCTCCGCTTTCTCGTCCTCGTCCCAGTCCCAATTTTTCGCCGCCTGTAGTATTGGCAGCATCCAACTGTGTTCTGTTTTCTGCTCCGCTATTGTCGGAAACATTCTCATGTCTATTTCTAACATCGTCGTAAATTTTTAAATATGCCATTTTCTGAGCAAAGCCATGATTACCATTGATGTAATCTACAGCGTCCTCAATAAAGTTTTTGTTTTCCTCAGAGGTTTGTTCTCTAATCTCTGATTCCGTGAGAGGGTTCTGGTTAGCCACGTATTCACGTTCTTCGCTATCCATTTCACTAAAAGGCTTATCAATCTTCTTAGCCTCAGTCATTCCGATTTCCTTAGCAATCTCCTTGCGTCTTTGCACAAGACCCATGTGTTGAGCCTTATAATGCTCGTCAAGCAACTGCTTCAACTCATCCCTGGTTCTCTTGATTTCAGACGCATCTCCATGTTCCTTAGCTTCGGCATACTCTTGGCGAGCCTTGCCTAATTTTAAGTTCATAACAAACTCGCCTTTCTGCTTCTGCTCTTCATGGAAAGCGCCAGCGGCTTGCTTGATTCCCTCCATTGGGTCTTTTGGTAGATGGCTATTTCTGATTTCCTCTTCGGTAGCCTTATACTCCGCATCGGCATCCTTACGCATTTTTGCTAAGGTTGCATCTTCTTTCATTGCCTCGGTCTCAGCATCGTACTTGGCTTGCTCTTCTGTAGTTCTTGAGCGTACACCGTTGTGAGCAGGATAGTTCTCTGATATATAATCATCAACCTTCTCCTGCCATTTGCTTTCCACAGAAGAGAGCTTATCAATCTCTTCGTCAGTCCAATCCTTTGACTTCTCAGTCTTTGCCTCTTCCCTCTTTGTCTCAACAGGATCTTCCTTTGCCTTGTAGTCTTTTGGATTCGCACCCTTTGCCCAGTCTGCCAGCACCTTGTCAGCCACATCCTCGGCAGAAGTAAAGTGAATATGTAGCATGTCAGCAACACCCTTCCAGTATCTCTGCAAGGCTTCCTTCACCTTGCCCAGGAAACCGGTAGCCTTTGCACTTTCCTCAACACTCTTGCCTTCCTGCTGCGCAATGTTGTGTACCGTCTCTTCAAGTTTCTTTGCTCCCTCACGACCAGAGAATGTAGAAATCATTTCCTCGTATAGAGCATCGCCCTTCAACTCAGGGTAAAGCTTCCGAACTTCATCCTTCAATCCGTCAACCTTATCAAAGAGTCCCTTCACATTCTCCCATTCCTCTGGGTTGGTATTGCGCAAAGCCTCTGTCCACAAGTGGGTGTACTCATGCAGAGGAGTTTCTGGTTTCATCTTCTTAGTGTCAAGGTAAATCTTACCGCCTACTGTGAATCCATAGACCTCTCCGTTGGCAGAACGGAACTCCTTTAATGCTGAGCCAGATTGTTCAGGGCGTGATGTATCTCGCTCCACATTCCCCTTCGAGTCAGATTCTCCGATTCTTCCGCCCATTGCACTATTTTCGCTATTTCCTGTTCCGATAGTGCTTCTATAGGAATCCTCAGATCGTCCCAACTCAGATTGAGACTCGCTCCGATTTGAACGAACCTCCTCAGAGTATCTTGCTCTTTCTCCATCGTAGTATTCTTTTAATTCATTAATTCTTTCTCTGTTGGCAGATGATGTCTTAGAGATAGCCTCATCCATATAAATATGGTGATTCTTATCTACACGGAATGTATAGAAGTAACCGTTTGCATCCACATAGTGCTCTATAAATTCGCCTTCTCCGAGTTTGTCAAGTTCATCGATATACTCACGGTTATTGCGCATGATGATGGTAGTCAACTCATCGTTGGATATGCGAGCCTTGCTTGGAACATTGCCCCAGTCAAGAACGGCACCGCCAGCCTCTCTACTATACTTTACGTCAGAGTCGGCATCCTCCAAAGCACGCTGGGCTTCCTTTTCATCCGTTACTACCTCAATACCAGTCTGCTTGGTAATCTCCGTGGCGATTTTCTTTATCGCATTGTTTACCTTTACTGCCGGTTCTGGTTCTGCTCCTTCTCCTGCTGATCCATTTCCTCCTGATGTTTCTTGTTTAGGTTCTTGAATGCCTGAAACATCATTGCCTCCTTCGTTTTCTGAATGTCCTGTGCCATAATCTTGCCATTTTTTAAAGTTTAAATACTCGTTTATCAACTCTTCCTTGGTAGGAGCTGCCTCGAACATATTGCCCTCGCCAGTATTTCTTGAAGCGGCAATTCTGTTGTACTCATCAAGCAAATCTCTGAAATCAGAAACCTTGCCCTCCAAGGCTAAAGCCATCATCTGAGAGATAGAAGGATAACGCTTAGCCGCATCCTCACCGAACATATCCGGTGTTCTCAGCAGCGTGTCAACCTTGTTTCCACCCTGTCTTGCCTCATAGAGCAACTGGATAGCCTGATCAATCTCGTCACGAAGAGAGTAATCGCCAAGTTTCATATTGTCCATTACCGAACGGATGGCGTTGACGGCCTTGTTCTTCACCGCAGAGTCGATGCCAAGCATTCTGATAGTCTCTGGCTTGAAGATGGAACCCAGAAGAAGGTTCTTCACATACTCCCTGCCTTGTGCTGAAAGGCGCTCAGGGCTATCCATCATCTGTGCCACCTCGTTTTGTCCGATGATGCCTTTATCTACTAACGTCTTCACCAAGTCATTTATTGCCTTGGAATTGTTAAAGAAAGCATCGAGAGAGCCGCTTCCCTCAATCTCGGCTACAATAGCGCCTACTTCGTCAGAAGTCAACGTCTTGGCCTTGGCTACTGCCTGTTCGGTATTGCTTTGCGTCTTCTTCTCGTTGCGGTTGAACTTGGAGAAGGTAGCTGTATCGTATGGTAATCTCTCATCGGTCACCAATACCAGACGAGGATGCTCGATACCGCTTTGCTCAATCTGCTCACGAGTAAAGCCGAAGTTCTCTGCATTCTCTAAGAGGTCGTTGATGTATTCGCCATCCGTACCTTCCTTTGCTGCCTTCTGTCCTGCCATAGTTCTACCATTGCCATCATACACGATACCCTCGTCAGATACCACTGGCACCTGCTCGATAGCCATACCATTATACTTTCGGGCAATCTGGTCCGTATTCTGCTGAGCCGCCTTATCGTGCTCGTAGTCACGGTCATTTACAGTTCTGCCCTCTGCATCGGTAGGAAATCCCTCCGATTTCTTGTAGCCATTATTCACATCATGAGAAGGAGTAAGACTTTCAGCCGGAACAATCTCATAGTGTCCCTTGATCTTAGTCTCTCCGTCAGGAAGCATTCTTGTGCGCTTGTTGCCCACAAGTCTTGGTGCATTCTCAAACTTCTGCGCGGCCACGCTGCCAGCTTCATGAGCACCCTCAGTCTGTTCTGTGTTACCCACAGTCTCAGCCACCTTCTTGGCAGTCATAGTCTTCTTGATATTCTGAGCGTGCTCTAACTGCTTCTTGGCAGCCTCAACGGTCTTTTTCTTCAAAGCCTCCTGCTCCATGATGTCGTTAGGCTCGGCGGCATAGTCTACCTTCATCTTCTCGGCATCCTTCAAAGCCTTTTCTGCCTTCTGAATCTGTCCGTCCACTACCTTCTCAGCATTCTCCCCGAAGTCCTCAGTAAGAATCTCTGCGCTCTGCTCAGGAGTCATTTTCTCATAGTCTGGTGTAGGTCTTCCCTTGCTGTCCTTTGTCATAGGAACATCGGAACCATCGGCAAACTTTCGGGTTTGCTGAGGCTGTTCTTGCGGTACTAAGTCCTCGCTTGTGGTATTATCTTTGCCCGATGTGGTATCAACTTTTGTTAAAGTCGTATCATCTTTTGTTAAATCACCACCTTTTGTGGCATCATCTTTAGATTTCTCCGCTGGCTGAGGCTTCGCTGCATCCTGCATCGCCTGCTCCTGTGCCGCCTGATTGTAAGGCTCAGAGTTCTTCATCTGCAACTTCTGACGATACCCATTAGCAAAATCGTCTGCACTTTGAGTACCAGCGAGCTTCACTTCGTCTGACTTGACATATACTGTCTCGCCACTCTTTGGGTCAAGACAAACAAGCATATCACCAACGCCTTCCTTTGCCCTTCCTGTAGTGGTGTCAAAAGCCACTTCACCAGTACCAACAAGAAGCGTTCTTCCGTTGTTGTCCTGCACGTAAATCGCCTGTTCGCCATTCTTTTCCTGCCCGTTCAATGTTCCGTGGAAAGACCAGTCCTGAACATAAGAAGAAACCTGTTCGTCAATGGCGTTCTTGGTAGCCTCCTGCATACCCTGCACTCTTGCGTTCGCATTGATATAATGGGCAAATGGCTCAAGCTGTTCTACTGTCAAACCTCCCTGCTGAACCATCCAGTCATAAATCTGCGGATTGGTCAAACCCTGTTGTTTCAGTTTTTGGAAATTCTGACCGAATACATCATTATCACGCATAAGCTCATCCATTCCAGCCTCAGCCTGTCTCAACCCGTCAAGCTCTGCTTTAACTGCACCGCCATTTGGCTGCTCAGTTCCAAGGTTGTTGTCTGTTGCGACATCTTTACCATCCATGACACTCTGTTCTTCATGAACTTTATTTGCCGGGAACACTTCCATTTCTATAGCCTTTCTAAGCTGAACGCAAGCATTCTGCTCTGCATCACTTCGCTTCATTGGGTCTTTATCAAATGCCTTTAGCATACTTTCTCTATCCATACCATTTTTGCTTGCCACAGCATCAACGATAGGCAAGAAAGAACCTCTTTCAGAATTTAATACATACTCCGTAAACTGATGGTCTATTTTTGAGCCGCCTGTTTGCATACCTTCAACAATCTCTTGAACCTGCTCCCAGTCTTTCGCATTCTTCTTAAAGAAAGAATTTTGCAAGTCATAATTGTTTCTATCTAAGCCAACCAACAGAGCAAGAGCATTCTTAGAACGCAACTCCTCTTTTCTTACACCTATTTCGTAAATGATAGACTCCCTCTTGTCTTTTGTGTCAAATCTGTGTTTTGACAAAAGTGTTCCGTCAGCAGCATACTCGTTCACGGTCTTATAAGTATGTATGCGATTGTCTCCATCTGTTCCATCTTCTGTTCCATAGGATATATGGTCCATCATAGGACGAGACTCAGGCATTGTGCCCATGACCATAGTAGTAAATTTTGCCTTGGCATCCCAAGAAACATTTGGGTCAAGCATGATTTGCTGATAGTTATTGAGTAGATCCGAACCATCCTCGCTCTTCTCAATATCCTCAGCTCTGTATTTTTTAGCCCGTTTTGCCCAGCTGACAATATTCTCCATAGGCTTCATTCCTAACTCAGAACCAGCAGCAAACAACTGATGTTTCTCCTCGTCAGAAAAAACATGAGGTGCTGATTTTGCCTCGCCAGACAAGAAAAATCTTGCAGTCTTTTGGGCAATATTGCTGGTAAAGCTGAATGGCTTGCCGTTTCTATCTGTTTCCTTTTTGAATAAATCTTTCGCATGGGTAAGTTTAAAGATAACAGCACTCGCACAAGATTCAAGTGTTCCCTCTGTAGAGAAACCGTGCCAGTCATCACCAGTAAGAATATGATTAGCATAGCTTGAAGCAACCCCACCTGTAGCCATACCGATACCTTCCATACCAGTTTTAATGCCCTCATAGGTAAGTTTTTGCCCCATTTTGTTAACTCTCTGCTTCCACGTCTTTTCCGTTCCTTTAAGACCAATGCCATGGCCAAAAGCTCCAACTGCGCCACCCATGCCTTCCATAGTAGCAAAGCTAACACCTTCTTCCAATCCACCTTTGGCTGCTGCTTTCAAAGTTCCCCAAAGCGAAGTATCTTCTCCTGTAGAATAGTTCTGAACGGCTCCGTTGATGGCTCCATATTGAAAGCCTGTAGCTCCTCCATGAACAATGCCTCTTGCTACACCTTCAAACACTCTTTGTCTCAAAGACTGGTTAGCCACTCTCGCCATCTGCTGAGCTGCATTACCAAAAACCTTTTCTGTCAAAGCTCCAGCTCCGACACCTGCGAGATTATACAAAGGCGCATCTGCTGCAAAAGCCACAGCTCCTTTTGCTGCTTTTGCCCAAGTGCCCGGTTTATAGTTTGGATTCAACCCTTCTTCTGTCATTGTATCTGCTTGCTGCTGCATTTGCCTCTGGCTTTTAGTAGAAGTAAGACCAGTAAGCAATGTTCCTGTGAGAGAATTAAGAATGCCGCTTGCAATATAGTCAGATGCACCCTTTGCCATCATGCGGTTAAGCTGAGTATTATTGAATTGTTTTCCGGCTTTCTCTATCAGGGCTGGTGCAAGTGAACTTTCAATATATGTCTCTGGGGAAACTCCGAGTTTTTGAGCATCAGACAACACTCTCTGCTTAACCTTTGGGTTAGAGAAGATACTTTCTATATTCTTCTGTATGTTCCCTGTGATTTCTTGAAGCTGCTTATCTTGATCCATTTGATTTTGGTAAGCTCTTTCACCAATCCACCAGTCTGCACCACCAGTACCATGAACTCCACTGTTTGCACTCAACGTTGCAAGTCCTCTTGCATGAGCCGCCTTGAACTCGTCTCCTATAACCTTATCGAGATAATCGCCCATTTCAGAACCAACCAAAGCGTTTGCACTTTGGTTCATTTCGTCCATCAACTGCCCCTCAGTCTTACCTATATAGGTGTCAGCTGGCGTATTTGTCTGCATGATAGGTTGAGCATGACTTGCCTGTCTGTTTATTTTTTTTGCAGCAGTCTTTGCCGCCTGTCTTCTTATCCGCTGATTTCGCTGATACACTTGCTGTGTAGCCTTAGGTGAAGTATAGTCAACTGGATAACCTGCTCCCTTCTGCGCTTCATCAATCTCATACAAAGACTGCACGAAAGGAGAAGCACCCTTTGGGGCACTCTTTGGAGCCTTGCCTAATTGTGTTTTTAGCCTATGCGGAACCTGCATTGCTCTCTGTGCTGTGGTCATAGGCTTCTGCTGAGCTACTGGCTTCTGCTGAGGCTTCGGATTTACAGCATGGAGTCCAAGCCGCTGCGCAAACTCCTCATAGGAATTACTGGAAACAGCACCATCAGCATGAAGCGCATCATAGAGCTGCTTTCTGTTATGATAGCCCTGCTTGCCAGGCGCATACACGAACTTTCTGAAATGCTCTCTCGTTCCTGTAACTGCGCCATCAGCTTTCAAGGCGTTGTAAAGTTGGTCAAATTTATCTCCAGCCATATATTATATATTAATGTTTATAATCCAAGTTTCTTTGTATTCTTATAGCCATTCTTCGACTTGCCGGCAGGCTTTGATGCTCTCTTTCTGGCTTCTTCCCTCTGTCTTCGCTGCGTTCCTGCTCTCTGTGCAACAGAAGAACCGCTTTGTCTGTTGGTGATTCTTGTAGTAGAGCCATCCCTATTGAGCACTTCCTTGCTGTTTGAAGTAGATGAATTGCCAGAAGTATTTCCATTGTAGTAAGCTTCATTTGCTTCATACATTGTCTTATTGGATGCGTAATGAGGATTGCCTTTTGCATCCCAAGTTATGTATTTAGCAGACGAGCTACCACCGCCTCCGCCAGAGCGGCCTCTACTGGAACCTATCTTGTTGGCTCGAAGCTCAGCGATAGCCTCCATAATCAAGTTATGGCGTTTCTTCTCATTAAAGCCTTTTTCCTTTAATTCATGATCCCATACCTTAATCTGATTTCCGATTTCGTCCTGACTTGCATTATAGGCAAAATCTCTTTGATCTTTCTCTTTTCTCCATTTCAGATCGTTATTCTTTTGGTCAAGAATAAGTTGCCTATAGGCGTTCTTAGCCTCAGCCGCACGTTCCTTCAAACTGAGATTTGCCTGCTTGTAGAGAGCATCAGCATCAAGTTCCGCTTGCTTCTGTCTCTGAGCCTTTCTGTTCTCGTAGCCTGCCAAGAGGTAGTCCGTAGGGTCATTGAATTGCTGCAAAGGACCTCCCTTATAAGTGTTCACGATATTACCCATGTGACGGACAGCATCCGCAAAGGTTGCCAAACGCTGCATATTTTGTGTATGCCGCATATCGTACTCTTCGTCAGTCTCTCCATCACGTCTTCCTGGCCTAAACTTGGGAGCAAGCCCCTTTATCCAGCCAAAGAAACCGCCATCCTTCTTTGTATCATCGGCTGTAAACTCCCTTCCAGAAGAAGGAGAAGATACTCCTGCCGAGTTCAAGGCTGCTGATAACGAACTCAAGTCATTCTTGTCTGTACCAGAGGGATTGACAAACTGAACACCACCTGTTCCGTACTTTGGGTCGGGGGCCTTGCTGTCTGGAGTCAAGTCGGGAGCTGTGGCAACAGCCGGCATCTCAAACTTGCCAGTTGCACCGCCATTTCCACCAAAGAAATTCATATCCATCGGCTGAGGAGCAACAGGTGTAGAAGCTCCTCCTGGCGCACCCTGCATCGGCAGCTCTCCTCCATTCTTCATGGCGTAATTCTGCTGCGCCATCTGCTGAACCATAGGAGAAGGCCCCGTTATAGTCACTCTCCCTTTGCTCATATGCGTATTCTGGTTATTGTTTGTTGGCATAGCTTATTCTTCTTTTTTAATTATAATTTCGCCAAACAGAAGAAATCGGTCTATAACGTCATTGAGAACTTTTGAAAGTTCCTCAGTCGCTTTTTTTTCTTCACTATACGCCAATTCCCAACACATCTCGAAAAAATCTACGGTTACAGGTTTCTTGTGGACAATAACCTCAGCCATCTTCTGAGCCATCTTGGTATAACTATCAAGCTGTTGTTTCATTGCCTTCAACTCCTTGCCCAAGTCATCAATCACCTCGTCCTTCTCTGCAATCTTCAAGTTCTTCTTGTGGATAATCTTGTTGAGTCGGGCAATCTCTTTGCCGAAGCGCTTAATCTTCTTTCCCTGCTCATCCAACAAAGCATCGTTGAACTGGGAGGCTGCTTCTTTAAGAGCAGGGTTCTTGACTGTATTCTTGTTGTCTTTCAACTGCAATTTTATTCCTTCTGCTGCGCTCAATGGAGTGCCTGAAACTGGAGACGGTGCTTCCTCTCCTGCCCTCATCTTCTTGGTAATTATGCTGCGAATACGAAGAGCTGCTTCTGGAACGCAAACACTAATGCCATTCTTTGCCACAATACGCAAAGCTTCAAGAATCTCTGGCTTCTCATTACGAACCCATAGCTTTTCTTCAAATTTAAGAGGCTTGTCGAACTTCTTGAATCTAATTCCCAAAAACTCTTTCTTCAATATCTTCTTTGCTTCTTCAAATGTCATAATCTATCCAATTAAAATAATGATTAAAAAACCAGCAAATGCGCCAAATACATCTGCTATAATATCCTTGTTGTCAAACAAGCAGTATGTGTTATAGTCGTATACCTCCTTCAATATGCCGGCAATAACCGCAATCATACAGGCTGATACTGCCGAAGCTGTAGTACCCAGACCGAGCACGTTCATATTAAAAAGAGCAACAACCATCGTGATCAGGCAGCAAGTCTCAAAGTGCAATACCTTGTCTTCGCCGCCAATTCGCTTTATAAATCTCTGAAATCTATTCATATTCTTAATATTTAGCTTCATTAACACTTCCCGAAAAATAAGGGGTGGGGAAAATCGGAAAACCGAAATATAAAGGAGATGGGGGGTGGGGGCCGCATTTTTATATTTGTATTTATCTACTATAGTTTGAAACGGTGGTCAACGGGGGTGCCCCTTTGGTTTTGGTTGTGTACGCCTCCTTCTCCATGTTCTTGGCACTCGTTCCTCTCGTCTTTGCCTACTGCTCCCACCGAAGTCTTATCTCCTATCCAAACAGCCCATCAACGCCCTCTGTGACCTTCTTAAGCCTTGCATCCGCACTTTCACCGAGGGCAGATGTTATACCAGTGTTATCACGGCTACCCATATCACTTGGTTTTAGGCTGTCATTCAGCGACTTAGCCCCTTTAGGTTCTGAACCCAACTGGTTCATACCCGCCTTAAACAGAGCATTGCTCATATTTTGAGCCGCCTCACTGGTATTCTGTGCGGTCTGCATGGCGGCTTGCTCACGTTCCTGAGACTGCCCAACTTGGTGTTGGAAGTGCTTGTCTGCCACTTGCTGCTTCCGTGCCGTGTCATTCGCCCCGATGTTGGCGATAGTGTCACCCATAGTCTTGTTAGCCGCCTCTTTCGCCATTGCTGTAGCCGCAGCAGTACCACCGCCAACAGCAGCCGCACCATCAGCCTTGCGGACGTAGCTGTCCTGCACCTCTTGCGCACGCCTCATCAGGTTTTGCCCAGCCTTGGTGTCGATGTAGTCGGTATTGTACTCCTTATCGTACCATGCCTTTTCTGCCGCTGCCCTGTACTTCCGCTCTCTCTCCGCTTTTTTTGCCTCCTTACGTGCCTTTGCACCACCGAACAGAGAAGAAGCAACACTGCCAGCCAACATCGCAGCCGTGGCAATCCATTCACATCGAACACCGAGAACTGGAGATGCACCGCCTAAATTCTTTGGGATTTTCGTCAAGATTTCTTTCATAATAATTGCAATTATTAATTTACCAATGTATTTGTGTCGGCAAATATATATATATTTGACTCTCGTTTTTTCCATTGTAGCCCTACCCCATTTCCCTCCTCCTCCCACAAGTCCTTTTGTCGGCGCACAAATCATGGCTTTGCCCATCAAAATACCCCTCAAAACGTCTATCTTTGTAAACATTTTGCACTTTTACACCAAAAACTTACACACCTCATTATCAGCACTTTAGTTTCACCTCCTCCCGAGAGTGAACACAACTTTTCTGTAACAATATTTTACTTTTCTCTATCATAGAGCATTTTTGCCCAAAAAAATCATGTCGCATTAATAGGTACGCACGCACGCAAGGAATGATGAAAAATACTATCTCATCACGTAATACAGCTATCATTCAAGCCAAAACTCTCGTATTTTCAGCATATTCGGGTAATTGGTCGTGTTTTTCTTCAAATTCGCTAATTATGAGGCGTTTAAGGGCGTTTTCTTGTCATTTTAGAGCCATTTTCTTGCTTTCCAGGCTTGTTCTCCAAGTTTGCGCAGAATTTATCGCAAAATAGGATTAAGGCTTTTAGAAGGTGTTTTTCTGCTGTTTCCTCTTTCCTTTCCTCTTCTTTTCTTTCCTCTCTTCTTTCCTTCACTCTGTATTCTCTGTTGTGTGTGTTTCTCTGTCTATTGGTTATCTGTGTATGATGAGGAAGGGAGAGAAGAATACCTTTGGGAGATAAGGCAACGTGGGGGCGGGGCTGCGCCCTCACGTCCCTGCTGTGGGGCTGCGCCATGGTGTGTGTTACGAAAAGGTTACTTGTACAAGTAGATTTTCTTTTTCGATTATTGGTACGATGTGACGCAGCAATATTACATCCGTATGAGCGTAAGACCAAGTTTTCTTTCTTATTTCCTCACAAGATGGCTCTTTCTTCAAAATACGGCATATCCGGCTCATTAAAATACCATACATATCGGTTATGCCATCTTTAGAGTAATCAACATCTATCGTCACAGAGAACAAGTATCCTTGCTCGAATCTACAGCGCACCTCATTGATATTGTTATACTCACCCCTACCAAAGACTACAAACCCACTATCGTTGTTACCTATAAGGTCATTACTGTTTATATCGATATTAAGATGCCTGAATCTTGACAGACAGAAAGCATAACTATCACCAATCTCGAATCCCATTACACCACTTGGACGGATGCCATCTATAGGATTAGAAGACATTACTTGTTTCTTCGTAGTACCAAAAAGAACCTTTGCAGCAAAAGCGATAAACACTAATGCCGCAATAATAATAAAAATTTCCATAAATTAATTGTTAGATGTTATTTTTATATATTGTCATTTTGCTATAATCTTTATTTCTTCTACTATTTTGTTAAACTCGTCTATATTGTCCGCCGTAAAGTGAATACCTTTGCAACGTACATAGGCAGCGAAATCGTTACGCTTGGAGTCTGTTTCATCCTCGAAGAAATCACTCACGTTTGCACCTATCACGTCAGCGATTTGGCGCATAGTCTTGTATGTAGGGTTCCCGTTAATCATATTGTTGAGATTAACCCTATTTATCGTAAGGAGGTCTGCAACCTGTTGTTGTGTATATCCTTTTCTCTTGATAATTTTAGCAATATCCATAATGTAATGTTTTAATATTTGCTGCAAAGATAACAAATTATTTCAAAACTACCAAATTTTTCTCAGAATGTAGCCATAAAACACTATTTTATAAAGAAAGATGTAATGTTTTGTTAAATGGGTTAAAACATATACCTGAAACGTTAAAATACTACCAAGAAATTTGGAGATATAATGTTTTATCACTACATTTGCAATCGAAATCAGTATTACACTGGTTCACCGAAGAACGCAAAGCCCGTAGTTACGATTAGCCGAGCGGAGGGAGCATGGCAGAGATGTCACCCGAGTAGTTGCCGTAATGCAGCCACGTATGTACATTTATATACGTGTAGGTCACAAGCCCTTCAATGCAGAGTGGAGCAACAACTAAACAATATGAAGAAATTTGCTGTATTGAAACAACTTTACAATTACTCACCTCGTGTGTTAGAAATGTTCGATGAACGTGAAGACGCAGAGTTGTACGTTACACTAATGAAAAAGACAAACAAAGACACAGATGCTTTTGAATACAATGTATTTGAAATGAGTAAATAATTTAATTGGATAAAACATGGAACCGATTGATTACAGAAAATTGACAAAGGAAGAACTATTAAGCATTTATAATAGCAACATGAACTATTATAAAGCACACAACATCAAACGACCATTTGGCAGATATGCTGAATTGTTCTTCATATTGTTCAACGACGGCACAAACCCTTATATGTGGTCACTTGAAACCATTTGCAGTTGGTTTCCTGAATGCGACCGCACAAAGTTAGAAAAAGTATTGGATATATACATTTAATTAAATAAACACTATGCTTACACTTAATTCAAAAATCGGAGAGGCCACTCTCTCAGAAAACGGAAACAAAGAACGTATTGACATTTGGGACGGAAACGTCCTCGCAGCATTCACTTCCGACAGAGAAACAGAAGACGGAAAGAAAGACAGAATACTATGGGGATTTCTGTATAGCACGGACCAGGCAAAGAGTATGGCAGAACACTACAAAAAGAAAGGTACAAGACTATTCGGTGCTGAAAATGTCAGTATTAAAATGAACCTGTATTTCCCTAAGGCAAAGGAAGTGGTTGAAGTATTGACACGAACCTTTGGATATAAGGTTGAATGCTACTATGAGAAGAAGGTGGAGCAAAACCTTGGGGAGATAAGGGAGGGCTGCGCCCTCCCCTTGCTGAATGTGGAACTATTATAAAACATAAAACTCATGAAGACAATAACACTTTCAAGCGATGATATTTGTATCATCACTCTCGCTTTACTGGATAAGGCGATGAATATTAAGAACTCTGCGAAGATATGCGGTATTACACTATCTTCGCAGACCTTAAACAAACTTGCTGTCATGCAAGGAATAGTTGACAAAATAAACGATTAAATAAAATAAGACTATGAGAAAGGACAAGACTTACGAGCAGCAAAAGAAGTTCTACGACGAGAGCGGACAATACGAGAGTTTGGGAGCTATGTTCATTTACTGGCTTGTATGCGGATATATGACACCAGCCGAAATGCAAAACGTGTTCAGAGAAGGCAACCACGAGTGCAAAGATTTCATACTGGAAGACTTGTACCACCTATGTGACAAAGAGATATTTTACAAATTTGTGAGGATCTTCTACTTTGGTAAGATGTAACAAGCTATATCGACAAGAGTATAGAGGCTCACAGGTGGTTCAAGACCACCTGCCGAACGATTAATCAAGTGGGACAATGGCACTTTAGCAGATTTCCGAGGAATACACCCACACAAATAAAATTATTAGTCGGAAATGCGGGCGTGATATACCTTAATATCAGATGAGCAAAACATCTAAAAGCCGTATCGCTATGCAGAGCGAGGGAGAAAAACCCGTAAAAAGACCGATGCGAGGGCAGGGCATGGGGCTAAGGAAAAAGCCTGAATAAACGAACCCGAGTTTACGGCAACTCGTAAAACTGCAAGCCAAAATCTCTTGTGTGGAGTGAGATTGAAATAAACCACACGTTGAGCAACAACGTTAAGTGCAACGAGCCGTGCATAAGCGGACAAAAAGGTAGGGCAGCGGAAACGTACACCTCCGCACAAGGAAAGGCGTAGAAGCATTCCAAAAGGCTTCCAGCGGCTCACGACCGCAACGCCTACAAACGTATAACGATAAAAAGAAAGGACAAAGCTATGGACATTACATTTTTCGCACTCACAGCGGTAGTATTCTATGCACTTGGCGTAGCCGCTGGAAGACACAACGACAATTTTAAGGAATAAGAAAACAGATAAGATTATGAAGAAGTACATCAACCATTTGTTGGTAGTTGCAGCCATCGCTGCAATGTCGGTACTTGCAAGCGCATATACCAACGCACGCAAGGAAGCAGACAGACGTTTGCTTATTGATTTCATTGAGTATTGTCAGAAGAACAAGGGGCTTGAGCAGATTGATCCAAACAAGGACTACAAGAAATCAAGCCTCCACGACCTCAGAAACATGGCTACCTACTATGTAGAGCAGTCGTGCTTCTATGATGTGACAGACTTCGATGAGCAGTATGAGATAGACAAAATAGTATATCACAACGACAAAAACAAGGAACATGGCAATAATAACTAAGTTTTTCAAGGGAGCGGGATATTCAGACAAGAACAACGTGAGATATATCGCACGCACAACCTTTGTTCAGATAAGGACACCGCATTCAGAGAGATATTATTTAACAAACGGAACACAAGTGAGCAAGTCAACTTGCTTGCAGAGAATAAAGAAATAACAATTATGAAAGCTATACCAAAAGATAAGCAGATTGCTGAATACACACTGATTTCAGCACCTATAGACGAAACTAACGTCCAGTCGGACATCATACGGAGAGTATTCGACAATGAGGAGTGCATAACAAGAAAAGGCACATATCTCGGGTATGTGGAGGATATGGCTGTCAAGGCTACTATCTTCTATAACAACGTATTCTTTACACTCATCAATAAGAATGAGGCAGACAAAGGCATATTCGCCGGCACCATCCTATCTCGTATCACAGAAGACGAGTACAAGGATATATATATTGGGAACTCTTTCCAGTATATTTGTGAGGATGATGACAATAGACTTGTTGTTACGATAAATTGCGAGGAAGACGGAGAGGTTGTAGTTATGTTCAACCTGAATGTACTTTCGGATGATTTGGTATTTTAAGAAATTATCGGCTGAGTCTGTAAAAGCAGCACACCACAATGCAACGTTTGTGGCAGCCACAAACTAAAACGCAAATAATATGGAAGATATTTTATCAAACATCTATGCGGACGCATACCAGTATGCGATAAGCAACGGAGCGACAGAGAGACAAGCAGAGGAGTATGCACTCGACTGCAAGAACGAGGTTGAACAATTTTACAATTAAACAGCTATGGTAAAGTTACGTGATTACATTACAGAGCAGTTAAATAATATGGCTGCACAGGACGAGAATTTCAAGGCTCGCTACGAGGACAAGGACAAGTCTATGGACGAATGCGTAAAGTATATCTTTGAGCAAGCGAAGAAGCAAGCAGAGAATAATTGCGCAGCGATAGACAATGATGAGGTGTTGAACTGGGCAGTACACTATTATCAAGAGAAGGACTGCAAGCCAAAGGGTAATGTCGTAGCAAAAGTAAAGGCTTCATCCCCAATAGTGGCTTCGCCAGTACCAGCCAAGCCACAGCCTAAGAAGAAAACAGCACCAAAGGCAAAGAAAGCAGAGTCTAAGGCAAAGTTTATCGAGTTAAACCTGTTCGACTAAAACCATTTCAAGTTATGAAACCAAGAACCAAGAACGAGGAGCAGATTGTGAAGCTATCCAGCCAGCTGGGTAGTATCTGCAAACGTGATGAGCAGAAACTCATCAAGCAGACGTACGGAACGTGCGAGTACAACGATATGTACGACAGAACATACGCAGTCATCAATCAAGCCTACAGAGGCTATCAGGTAATGAGGTATTTCCGCATCACCCGACACCGCAACCGCAAACGTGAGGTATCATACTCCCTTTGGGAGGTGCAGCAGGTTTGGAACAAGAAAGGTTCACGGCAGACAACTCTGTCACGTAGACGTGCTATGAGTTGGTGTCTTGATGCATTTACCTACTCATCAGACCTTACCATACGCCCACAGCGCATCGACATACCTTACGAATACTTATACAATAAGTCTCTCGTTGATACATACCAGTATTGCGAGCCTTATATGGAAGCAGCGCAGCAGGAAATGCATAGAGCAGAGATATACAAGATACTATCGAAGAATGACCCCTTCGAGGAGACTCTTTTCAAGGCTTCGCCAGCATTGTTTACGCACGCCCACAGATACGTGCGTGACACAGAGCCTTATATGGCAGCATACAAGGTTGCTATCCGTCACGGCTATGCCATCAGCGATGTATCTATGTATGTTGACTATATCAGTGCGCTTGTCCATCTCGGAAAGGACACGCACAACCCATTCTATGTATGCCCAGACAATCTTCTTCAGGCGCACGACAAGTATGTTGCTAAAATGGAAACAGAGAAGAATAGAGCAAGAGAGGAGGAGCGCAGAAAGAAAGCACTCAAAGACAACGAGCGATACATCAAGGAGAAACAGAAGTTCTTTGGTATCTTCCTTTCGGACGGAAATCTTACTGGCGAGGTGCTGAAATCCGTTGATGAGTTTATCAAGGAGGGAGAGGCAATGCATAATTGCGTGTTCGCTTGTGGGTATTACAATCGAAAGAACTCTTTGATTTTCTCTGTACGTGACAAGGACGGAAAGCGAGTGGAGACCGTAGAGTTCGACCTTGTAAGCGGAAAAGTCATACAGGCATACGGCTGCTGCAACAAGATAAGCAAGCAGCATAAGGAGGTGCTTCGACTTGTCAATTCAAGCGCAGCCCTCATCGAGAGATATAACAATAATAACAACACAATTAAAATCAAGGCAGCATGAAGAAACAAGAGTTTATTTTCGTCTTCCCCCAGTCGGGGGAGACGATTACGAGAGTCATGAACCCTCTCGCAGTCAAGGACGCAGTAGTCAAGTATCTCAAGATGCAGAATGAGGTGCGTGGCGACATCTGTATCATCCGCAACAGCCTCAACGAAGTAGTCGCTATGGCATACGTCAGCGAGACGATGAAGATTTCATTCTTTACAGAAGACGAGTCTGTGAGCGACATCAAGCCAATCGAAGTAGTTGAGAAAGGAGGCGCATCATGAGCAAGCAAGAGTGGTTTATTCTGATCATGTTCATCCTGAGCATTATAATCGGTTTTTCTTCATAAGAGAAGGTAACGGGAGTCCAACCAACTCCCACTTTTTTTATTTTCGATATGACAAAGAAAGCAGTAGTATATTTTTATGATGAGATCTGTTGCGTGGACGACACCGAAATCTTATACGACAAGAAAGACCAGCTGGCTGATATTGTTGTAGCTATGCTCAGAGCCACGGCAGAGGCTAAAACAGCAGAGGCTTACGATGCAGCCACCAACAACCTAATCCTTAAGTACAACGTGACACGAAACGGAAAGGTGTCGAAAATGCGCACATCAAGGCGAGGAGGCTCACGCCCAGGGGCTGGGCGGAAAAGCAAAGGCAGGGAAAGCATACAGCATATCATCACACTTCGGGTGAACGCAGATACATACGATTATCTCCAGTCGCTTCCCGACAAGTCGCTTTGGATTAGAACAGCGATAGCGGAAAAACTTGAACGAGATAATACAGCAACAGGGCAGTCGTGATTTGCGACTGCCCTGTTTTTTTGTTTCTTCTGATTAATCTTAAAAACGGCAAACACTATTCTCACGAACCATGAATGCCTTGGGAATAAAACCAAAAATCTAACTTTGCCTATTTCAATTTACTAATATCAATAAATGTGCTATTGTTCCCTCCGGTAGTGACCTGAGGAACAGAGCCATTCCATTTCTCAATCCACATCTTTTGGAGAATAGCAGGAGTAAGTGAAGCAGTCTTTAGCTCGTTAGCCTCACGTTCTGCCCGAGCCTGCACAAGCATCTTCTCAGCCTCAGCCTTCTTTACTGCGACCTCATTGAGTGCTCGCTGTGCCTCCTGTATTGCCTTGTTCTTCTGATTAACAGCCTCAACGATAGAACTTGGATACTTTAGACCAGATGTTAGCTGCTCAAGATGAAAATGTTCTTTGGCAAGGGCCTTACTAAGTTGCGTCTCAATAGCTCTCTCTACCAAGTCACGATTGCTAACAATTTGGTCAGTTGTGTACTTGTTCAGCTGAATGCGGAATGCGTCTTTTACGTAGTTAAACAAAGTGACGTTGATAATGTCCTTTAATTCCTTGCGGTATTTCTTGAAGACCTTTGGCGCATTTCCATCCACCATTTTCAAAGAAACAGTAGGGTCAACGGTAAACTCAGAGCCATCCTTTGCGTTAATGGTGAACGCAGGGTAGTCGATAGTCTGAACAAACGTAGGGTACTCATACACCTCCTCAGTAAAAGGATTGTACCACACACAACCTGTTACCAGACTCACATCATCAACGCCTTTGTCGGAGCCATAGAGATTAACGAGAATACCCTCTGAACCTGCATCAACACGTTCGCTGCAAGAAGTTAAACACAATGCTGAGAAAAACAGCGACAACACACAAAAAAATTTAATCTGTCTTTTCATTTTCGTTATTTTTGAATGTTAAACAATTTGTTGCTACCGAAAACAGAACCCAAAACAAAAGAACTGCTACACTTACAATGTTTGTCGTTGTATCTGCCTTGCTTACGCCTCTAAGTCCGACATCTACAACCATAAGGGTTATTACAACCCACGCCACGAATGCGGCAATTTTCCATTTAATTTTCTTCATAACTTGTTTTTTTTAATCATATCTAATTCCAATTTTAAAAGTCTGCACTTTTTACTATCTAATTATACCAAGGCTAAGGAGGGAGAGACAGAGTAAGTGTTAGCCATAACCTTATACCCATAGTTACGAGTAGTAAAGTTACAACCTAATACTTCCATAAAGTTTACTTTAGGAAGATATTCAGAGATAAAATGCTTTGTCTTCTTCAAAATTGTGCGTTTTACTGCAAATTTGACGATTTCGACCGCAGTTTTGATACTCACCCCGAGTTTCTTTGCGATTGTCTTGTATGATAGACCCTTCTCGACATACTCAAATCCGAACCCGAACTTCCGTGCAGCATCACGAGCAGCCTTAACGACCTTGTAGTCGTGGCTGGCACCATGAGCATTTCGAATGGTTCTTTGTGCAAAATCCTTTCTGCTCTGAATAACTACCACCAAGATTGCCTGCAGAGAATACTCTACACTCTTAAGAGAAGAATGCTCCACCTTCCTCTCGCCTAACTTTACATTGCGCTTTGCGTGCTTTGAAACAATAGAACGCAATACGAGGGTCTTTCCCTCTATCGTGAGAAGACCATACTGGGACAACACACGTATGCGCTTCTTGATCGTGCGTGCGTGCGCGCCTAATAAATTAACTAACTTGTTTATGCTATAGTTTTTGAGAACATTAGAACCTAATTTCTTGCGGATAAGCAAGAACATAGCTATAGCTTTCAGCAACTCTTTGTTGTTGAACAT